GGTGGCGCATTTTGCTTTGCAAAATACAGCCTCAAATTCCGCCGAAAAAAAGAATCGTCCCAGCGAGGGCGTGGCGGAAGGGGGGTTTGGGGGGAATTCCGCCACGCCCGAGCGAATACAAAAAGCGGACAGCCCCGCCGTCCTGCTCGTTAAGAGCAGAACCCCGCAAAATAGTTTTCTTTTCCTTTTAGAAGAAAAAAATCGGCGCGCGCAAATTAAAAAATGTGAAGAAAACTTTTTTGCGGGGTGGCGAGGTTTCCGAGCGACGGCGGTGCTGGCTTCCTTATTGGGGGTTTTGCTCAAAAAAAGTTCGAACATCAATCAAAAAACACTTGTTGAGTAAGTAAGCCACGCACATTTTCAGCGATGACCCATTGCGGTTTCGCAAATTGAATAACTCGTAGCATTTCCGGCCAGAGATAGCGGTCATCTTCCGTGCCTCGTCTTTTCCCTGCTTGGGAAAAAGGCTGGCAAGGGAATCCGCCCGTGAGTAAATTAATCTGTCCGCCAAACCCAAACTGTGGCTGTTCTTTCCGTCTTTTGTCAATCTACTCCCTGTCTTTGTCAACCTTGCTTGCGGATGTTCCACTTCCTGTCCCGTGGGAGTTGGCAATAATTTCTCGGATGTCTCCATATATTTTAGAATTAGGCCAATGCTTTTTTAAAACTTGCTGGCAGAATTTATTATTATCGCAAAAGATATGTTCCGTTTCCGGCCACACGCAGTCAACGGCGTAAGCAAATCCTCCGATGCCGGAAAATAAATCCAAATGTCTAAACATAATATTTTATAAAACAACAGCCAGCTAAACATTAAAGCTGGTTATTGTCCTTAAGGAGGACTATGCAAAAAATGTCTTGGCCTAAGACAGCCTGGCAAAACTATGAAATAAAACCAGACACAGCCATTATATCACATCTGCTAAAAAAGTCAATACCCGCCCCCAGTCTTAACCCGATGCCTAGCCCCGCTCACGCCTCTACGCAAATCCCGAATCTCCTCATCAATAAATCCCGAGACGCTCCCGATAAACTTACCTGCCCGCTCCCGGCTTTTAAGCCGTCTCCGCCGCCACTTTCTGTTATATGCCTTGCTCTTTTCCGGAAAACAAAAAGGACACCTTGAAACGGTCTCGTCATTATATCGGCAATCACAATTATCGCACTTTCTTACCATAAAAAAAAGAAGAGGGGGCAGAGCCAGCTCTTTTAGGAATGTAGTTCGCACGGCGGCGAACATAGTCATCAGACTTCATCCCTGGATACCCCTTTCACCTCAACAAAGGAACAATATTAATTCTTTCCACCATCATACCATAAATCTAAAAATTGTCAACAATATACAATGCCACAAAACACCATTTTTGTCAAATCATAAGCGTAACTTAGACGCAGTCTCCATCTCATTGCCAAGGGGAGCCCAGACATATGCTTTCTGCAATCTTCACTGTCATTAACCATGTTGTTGGCATCAATAGAATGGTATGCCGTTCTGTCGTATGTTTTTTTTGGATTCTTAATTAGGTTACGGAGAATGAGAAGACAGGGTTGACAGTATTAGCATATGCCTCGCCTTCGATATATGCGATAAAGGGCGAGGAATGTGAAATATATAATATTGCGAGGGCGGGGTAGGACGGGCGAGGAATACGAAGTAGGCGAGTATGAGACACGGCGAGGACGGGCGAGGAATACGAGGGCGGGGTTATGAGAGTTTTCGTTCATACGCCAAATCACATAAGACGAATTTCCGACCCCCTCCCCCCGTGAAAAATTATATGCTTTTTAAATGCTAATGTTAGCATAGCTTTTAACTGTTCGCATATCTTATGATATGCGAACGCTACAAAATAAAGCTAATGTTAGAATAAAAAGAGAGTACAAGCTATAAGCTAATAATCGCAAAATGTTTGATATTTATCAATTTTTGACCCCGCCCCCGCCTTCATTGTTTCTCTTGCCCTGCGTCAACTACATCAACACCCCGCCTTTGTCTATCGCTTACTACCCTGCCAACCCCGCCTGTTCCTGTCTCTCTTTCTTTCTCTTTTCTCTTTTCTCTTCCGCTTGCCCTGCCTCTTGTCCTTGCCCTATTCTCTATCTCTTACCCTGTTTTTTATTCTTTCCTTTCCCTTTCTTTCTCTTTCTTTTTTTCTCTTTCTTTCTTTTGTATTGTAATTATTGATAAAAAATAAAAAAAATAACTTTCTTTTTTTTTGTTTTCTTTCTTTACTCTCTATCTTCTCTCTATCTTCTCTCTATCTTCTCTCTGTCTTCTCTCTTTCTTTCTCTCTCTTATCTTTTGGAGTTTTACGCCGCAAGCCGAGGCGAGCGAGAACGAGAGCGAATGAGCGGAGGCGAGGAAGCGAGGTAGTGCGGCAAACTACTGCGAGTGAGCTAATAAGCAACGCCTGCGAGCGAAAAAATGCCCTTGCTATTTTATCCTTTTTTTTAGTTTTATACCTTTGATTGACTGCCCGCTATAATGCCCTTGTGGATAACTGCACCCTGCAACAAAAAAATAACACTACTGCAAAACAAAAAACTGCTACTTTATACACATATTGACTAATTGATACTTTTATATTTTAATAATAACTAATGTTAGCATAGTTTCGCATATCTTAATGCTTGACTGGCTATTGACTTGACTTATTTTTAAGTATATAATAATAGTATAAGCATAAAGAAAAACTAACAACAAGATATGAACTTTAAAAAAACACTCACGCATAAAAACTGCTACCTGACGCACGCGCGGCAAAAGACGGCTGACAAGAAACGGCAAGTGATAAATACCTTTTTTTTCCTTTCGTTGATAACTTTGCTATATATTGGGGCGGCATATATCGGGGCGTTAAGATACGCCACCATATACGGCGGTTAGCATTGCGAGCAAGGCGGTCAATGGCCAAAATAATTTTTATAAAACAGGGCTTTGATTGACTGCCTGACTGACAATACTATCATCGTACATTAAAAATTAAATAAAACTTATTAAATACCAGCGGGCAACGAGGGGGGGCTTTATGACTAAAAAAGAACAACTGCGAGATGAAGCTAAAAAAATACTCTTACGGGATTATATCAATAAAAAAACCAAACTTTTGATTGTTATTAAAAGCGTATCGCAAAGCGGATTAAGCCGCCGAATGAAAGTATTGACATCTCCCGAACAATGCAATATAACGCCTTTAATTGCCGACTTGTGCGACTTGTCAATGAATGACAACGGGCTGATATTTAAAAAGTTTCACGCTCATTGAAATTAAGAGGTGGCACAAGGGAAGCCCGAACGGCCGTCCGTTCCCGCCGATTAAAACGGCGTTAAAATCAACCCTATCATTTTAAACATTAAACCTGATAAAAAAATGCCTCTTCCCCTGTTTTAATTTACTTATTCTTTTTATATGGACAAAGAAACCTGTTTAGCCCTGCGAAGCATTATTGAAAAAACAAAAACTTTAATCAACGAAAAAGAATTTAGAAAAATTATTTTATCTTAAAATCTATGAATGAAAAAATTGAAGCGATTAAAACTGTTTGTGGAGCAGTTGTGGAGGGGGTGGCAAAGCCAGTATTAAATACTGACACAAAAAATTTAACTCCCGCCGAAGCATACGAGCAGGGAGCGGCACAATTCGCCGAACTTATTTTGCAAAATATAACTTAAAAATTATGAGCACCAAACAATTAGGCGTTATTACTTACTGCCTGATAGAAAACTACGACAAATTGATAGCCGAACAGGAAGCCAACGGCAACAATAAAACGGCGAGAGAATACCGCCAAGAAAAAATTACGATAACCGCCGCCCTAACCAAGGCGTTCAACGACCAGCAAGCATTGGTAAAATTAAAAAACGCTTGCCGCCGAGAAATACAAAAAATAGAAAGACAGTGCGATGTCGGCAACTGGGATTATCTTGATGTTGACCGAATGGACAGCAATGACGCTTTTAATCGCGGCTTTTATCGGGCATTTAAAACCATTGTATGATAAAAACGGACGCTAAAACAAATTTAATATTATGGCTGTATTCCCTACTGGCTATCTCTCTTTTAGTGATAGTGATGTGCTACGCCGCCTATTTTCGCCTTGTGAGCGTTTTAAACGGCGTGGGAGCGGTTTATATGGCTCTGCTATCCCAACCAATGCCCACGGGCAAGCCAGACGGCAAGAATGAAGCGTTAAAAGGCACTGTGCGGGAGATAACCGCCTATAATGTGGGTGTAGTCGCACAAAATGACCAAAGTCCGTGCATAGGGGCAACGGGGAGCGATTTATGCGAGGAGCTGGCACAAGGCAACCAAATATGTGCCGCCAACTTTGTGCCACTTGAAACTGTTATTTATATTGAGGGTTGGGGCAAGTGTGTAGTACGAGATAGAATGAACAGCCGCTACCAAAACAGAGTTGACATTGCTTTTCCCGCCGACCAAATAGCCGAGGCATTGCAATTTGGCAAACAAAATTTATTAGTAAAAAATTAACTATGGCCTACAAAATAAAAGACCTGCAAATTGACCGATACTTTGCGGACGGGGAAACATTTAAAACCAAAAAAGAGGCGTGCGAGCAAATAATCTCTTATCACTCCGTTGACTGTGAAATGGACGAAGAGCAGGCGTTGCTTAACGCCGGCAAAATTGACGAGTGCTGGGATAGATTAGCTGACTTTGAATGGGAATTGGAAAAAATTTAATTTACTTATTTTAATTTATGCTTACACCAAAATATAAAAATAAAAAATTCAAAAGCGAGCAAGAATTTAACAACTGGTTAAAACAAAAAACGGAAATTAAAATCATTTTTGAAGATGACGGACAAGATTTTTTAGAATGGTTTGTTGATAAAAGAGGCGAAGTCTTGCACGGTAATTTACAGGCGTTTGTTTGGAATGGGAAAATGGTTGATTTAACTAAAATTAAAATAGGCAAAAACCTGCCTCTGCAAGACGGCTCGGAGATTATCCATAGAATAAAAAAAATAATTCAATTTCCATTTAAAAATAACTAATAAAATATATGCTTACGCCACAAACAAAAAAAGAAATAAAAAGCTGGATTAAGGATTTTAAAAAATCTTTTCCCAGCAATGTAGGTATTGATGATGACGAAAGCACCTTTGAGGGGAGTGCCTATCGCTTATTTAATAAAATTTTAAGAGAAAACAAATAATTTATAAACCTAACAAAAAAAACTATGCCATTCACCAACCAAGAACTCCATTGCGACAAAGTAATCTCAATGACCAAGCACGGCGACAAAGTGGGCGTATATTATTACGACCGCAACGGCAAAGAAGTGTTAATCGCCGAAATGCACCCAAAATTCGCCCGCCGTTTATGCGAGGGCTGGAACAGGTTTGCCACCTATAACTACTCTGACAAAATGAATAAGTCATTTGTCGTATCGTCCGTCTGTCGCGTGGACTTGAAAGACCAACTGCCGGCAAAGAAAATTAAAAAAATTGATGACGCAACAATGGAAAATATCGCCTCTAAAATGGGCGACATCTTGCAGGAGGGCTACTGGGAAGCGTTAGAGGCGGCTTTGGAGCGTTATGTCTTGGCCAAGTAAGCGTATGTTGAGCATAAAAGTATTGACCAGAGAGGAAGCTCTCAACCTCTTTAAGTCGGGGAAAAAAACATATCATCTCATCTGCAAACCCTGCGGGCAGGAATTTTTTTTAGCCAGCAACCGCAATTATCAAAACGCCATTTCCCTTTCCTGCCCGACCTGCCGCCGCCTGCAAAAATTTTATTTGGAGGACATAAAAAACTATCGCATATATAAATGGCAACTTTAACCGACCAAGACTTGCAACGCCTGCTGGATAATCCCAATACCAACGCCAAGATAAAACAGCAAATCCAGCAGGTCATTGCCGGCGAAGAAAAACAAAAAGAAAAATTCCTGTTTGTTATAGAAAATTATCACCCAATTTCCACGCAGGACTACAAACAGGATTTTATTTTGACGGGGATAATAATAATACTCCTGATTATTTTAATTTTATTATGAAAAAAGACATTGATAATTTTATCGCCTATTTAAGCGGGGTGCTACGCTCCTCGCCCTTGACCGCCAAAGCATACGGCATACGCCTGTCCGCGTTTAGCGGCTGGTGCGGCGACAAAGAATTAAAACTAATCACGGAAAAAGACTTAATGGATTATACGCAATATCTGGCAAACAAATACCAGTCCATTACCCAGCGTCATTATTTAGTCGCTTTGAAAAGTTTTCTTAAATACCAAAACAAACACTGCCAAGAAATAATCGGCAGTGAGGCGGTCGTCCTGCCGAAAATGGCGGATAAATATATTTCTTTTTTAGACCCGCAGGAAATCGGACGACTTTTTAATTCCTGCGATACCGACAGGGACAGGGCGGTTATTTCCCTGCTCTACGATACGGGCTTGCGAGTGTCGGAAATGACGAATATCCGCACGGAAAAAATTGACTTTGCCGATAAAAAAATAACCATAATCGGCAAGCGGGGAAAAGCTCGGCTGGTTTTCTTTACCGACCGCACCAAAGACCTGCTCTTGCGGATAGCGTCCAGCCCGTTTCTTTTTGGCGGACAAAATCCGACCACTCCCCGCACCATTCAAAAAATAATTAAAAAGGCCGCCGCTAAAATCGGCGTGCCTTTTAAACAAATCACTCCCCATACCCTGCGGCATTCATTCGCCACTAACTTAATGAATACGGGACTGGATATTAGGGCAGTGCAGGAAATGCTGGGGCATACTTCCATACTCACTACCCAGCGTTATACTCACTTTACTGACGGACAGCTCCAACATCTTTACCAACAGCACCACCAAAATTCATAATCTTCCCCTGACGCAATAATAAAGTTTTCTCGGCGGCTTGCTCAAACAAGTCATTCCATTCTCGGCAAACCTTGCTCCAAGTCCGGTTCATCACCCAATTATAGCCACGCTCTCCCATTGCTTTAAGCTCTCGGCGGTTGTTGTATGCTTCGCCGAGTTTTTTTGCCATATCGTCAACATCAGTCAATGGCCGGATAATTGAATTATCCATTGGCATAACTTCCCACAAATTATTATCGCCACCCGCTTTGACGGCAAATCCCCTGCCGTCTTTTAGCGTTTCAATCAAAGCGGTATGGTTAGGCATTACAATCGGAGTTTTTGTGGCAAACGCTTCGTGAGAAGAAAGTCCGCAACCTTCTCCCAGCGTCGTTGACATTACAATGTCGGCGACATTATAAATCTTATTCAGCACGTCAATCAGCATGCCGGTGGCGGGATGAAATTTATCGGGATGGGGATAAGAAAAATCCTGTTTGGGGATTAAGCCGACTTGAGCAGCTATTTCCATTAAATTGCCGCCGACGTCATCAACCTTGCAATGAATGTATAAATGAGAATTAGGATATTTGTCTTTAAACAGTTTAAACGCTTTCAGCGTACGGTAAAAATCTTTTCGCTGCTGGTTGCGGTTGACGTTAATTACTAAGAAAGTATCGTCATTTATCATTCCTTTCCAATAATCTTTGCGAAACGCTAATTTTTCTTCATTGGAAATAGGGAAGAAATCATTGGCGTCAATGCCGTGCGGTATTACCCGTAAATCACGTTTTAATTCGGGAGCGGCGGCCGTCAATTGGTCGTAAGTCCATTGATTATAACAGACCGGAAAATCAGCGGTCATAATTGGCGTGAACCAAGACCGGCGGATAAACTCGCTGTCAATCGGAAAATAAAAAATCCATTGAAAAATTTTATTCGGTGCTTGCCGACGTAATTCCACAACTGCTTCCGGCAAGAAAGTATCCACTACCGATGGGTCATTAAGCGTCCATAAAATATCAAAATCAATCTGGCTCATAAAATTGACAAAAGCGTTCCGTCCGTATAAATCATTGTGGTCGGCATAAGAAGCCGGATAAATTTCATAGGGAAATTCATTATGGTCGTACGGCAAGCCGTAATAGTTTATGCCCCAGACCACGATTTCATATTTTTCGGTATTATAAAGCTGTTTTAAAATATTTTTAGAAACGGTGGCAAAGCCGGTGATGGCCGTTGGCGTATCGCAGTAACATAAAATTTTAATTTTTTTATTTCCCATCTCCCGCCCCCGTCGGTCAAGTTGTCGAGAAATTATAGATTTTGCGGTTGGCTTTTTCATATAATTTTTTTATTAGTTAATGATTGTATTAAAACATCCCAAAATCCCCGAGATAATTTTTCCGTATCAAATTTATTCTTTATTTCCTCTATCTTTTTGCTGTTTATCAACGGCTGAACGGAAAATAATTTTGCCAATGCCTCCGTTGTATCATCAACACTCCCTTGGGGAATAAAATTAGCAAAATCGCCAAACCAATACGGATAAAAGTCTTCAATATTAAAACAAATAGGCTGGGCGCCACAGACAAATCCTTCCAAAGCCGGAATTTCATAACCTTCAACTCGCCGCAATCCGGAAACCCAGTAGGCGGAATTGTACGCTCGCCGCATATCATCATCACTGACATTACAGATACGTTCGTAATACATCGGATTTAACAGACCGACTTCTCTATCCAACGAACCGCCGATATGAAGCAATTTCCCGCCAACTGCCTTGCAGGCACGATATAATTCCAATAATGCCTCAGTTTGAGCCACATAACCAGTGGCCACGCAGGTAAATTGCTTTTTCACTTCCGGCATCCGATAAAAAATAGTATTATCAACCCCCCATGGCTGGCGAACATAATTTATTTCTTTCATGTCATCTTCGCCAATAAATTTATGGAGCGGATAATAACCATAAACCATTTCCGCTTGTTTGAAATTTTCCAGCCAAATTTCCCGCATGGCTATCTCTCCTCGGTCTCGGCCAAAACAATGGAAGAGTATTACGTAAGGTTTTTCTTTTTGCACTTTGTTTGGTCCGATTAAATGCCAGAAAGCAATGTCGCATTTTTCATAGGTGTCCACAAATTCGAACTTATCATGCGGTGCGAATCGCTGAATGTCATAAGTTATCCGGTGCATGACTAAACCCCATGAAGTATCAACTGGAAAAAATATTTTTAGTTTGTTCATATAATAAATTATTAATTATTTTTATAGACAACTTTTTCCAAACATATGAACCATTTTTGTAGGAAAATACCAGATATGTCCGCCATTATTCCTAACATTAAAACAATATTCCCTGTCCGAAGCATAATGAACATGCTCTTCCGGCAATAATCCATATTTATCAATAGTGGTTTTAGCAATCATCCAGCAAGCACCGGTTACGTACTGGTCGGCTCTCATTAATTCTCTTGGCTCATCATATTGTCCGTTGTCCTGTTCGCCCTTGCCCTCATGCACGCCAGGAGCATGAGCTCCGGCATGTTCTATCTCCCGTAAGTCAGGTCGCACTAATTTATAGCCGGCCACATCTGGTCGATATTGTTCCCAATATTCAATCATTTTTTTAAGCCAGCCACTATCAACGCCATAACAATCCGGATTCATTAAAAGAAACAACTCACCATCGGCCACTATCATCCCTTGGTTGGCCGCCTTAGTATACATTAAATTTTCTTTATTTTTTATCAATGAAATTTGCCGGCAATTATTATTATTCATTACGCCAACACTAACCACTCTGTCTAAATCTGGTTGATGTTGGGAAAAATTATCAACCACATATAAACTAAAAGGATAATCCGCCAATTCCAATCCTTTAAAAAACATCGGCAAGACGTGCCAGGAATTATAAGTGATTAAAATTATTGAAACTGTCATAATATTTTATAATCATCAATATTTCCTCGATATGGAATCCTCGCTTCTAAGACTTTTCGGTTATAATAATCCGGTCTGATTTTTTCCTGTTCCACGGTCGTATCCATATGTTTTATTTTTACGTCTTCCAAATAAGCGATTTTATATCCCATATTTTTTGCCCGTCCGCAGAAAAAAACATCCCAACCCTGTGCCTTTCCCAGACAACCAGGGAAATATCCGCTAGCTTTATAAGCGTCTTGACTGGTAAATAAACATATTCCGCCGACATGATGACTGTAACTAATTTTATTGCCGGCGATAAGTTCATGCGAATAACGAGGGGCACCGCCGAGACCGGACCCGAGACCATCAACATAAGGAGATAAAACTACTTTATTTCCCATCTCAGCAGACATTAAAGCCAACCTTCTCAACCAACAATCAGTGATAAATTCCACGTCGTTGTCTAATTTAAGCACATAATTATATCCCTCAAAAAAATTAGTTTCTTTTAAAATAATATTAATTCCTCCCCATAATCCTTTATTGTCGGGAGATAAAATCACTTTCTTAAATAAATCTTTATTTTTTTCCAGCCATTCGGGAGTTCCGTCCCTTGAGCCGTTGTCCAGCACAAAATGGTCAAATTCAATGCCGGCCGTGCCTTTGATTTCGGCGAACGTCCGTTGCGTATAATCAAGTCGTTCTCTGGTTAAAGTGAATGTTGCTATTTTCATAAATTAAACCAATCAATATCTTTATAAACCGCTTTAATTTCATAACCGGCTTGCCGTAAGGTTATTATTGAATTATCCAGATAAGCCACTGGCGTATCAGTATTGGGAAATTCTAATTCTATTTGTTTGGTTTTCTTCCCCTTAATTAATTTTAATAAATACCGATGTGTTTTTTTCATATTTTTTATATTAAATTATTCCATGTTTTCGCCAAACGCTGGCGTTGGCTTCGGCGATAGAAACACTGGTAAAGGTTAAACTATTATTGCGAGTATGATGTCTAAATAAAACTTCATTTATCCAATAACCAGGAAATCCTTTATCCAGCCAAGAAAGCCAGACGTCATAATCCTGATGCCGCTTAATCTGCGGGTCCCAATGCGGAGTCTGGTCTATTAACCGCATTAAAGCCACCACGGGGATATAATTTCCACGCCGCAACCGTTCTTCATCAAATTCTCCGCTACGATGAATGTTATTATAAAATCCTAAATTTTCCATATCGCAATAAACATAACCAATGGACGGCACCACCTCTAAAACATTGCACATTTTTTCCAAGCAAGTCGGATATAAGAAACAATCGGAATCAGGAAAAATTATATATTTACCTTTAGCTTCATCCAGTCCGCGATTGCGTGTCTCCTGTACGCCGGTATGTTCTTTGACAATAAACCGGACAGTAAAATCTTTAGTATTATTTTCCTTGACGAATTTTTCCGTTATCTCTTGGGTATAATCAGTGCATCCGTCGCCGACAATCAAAATTTCCAACGGCCGGTAAGTTTGTTCTTTCAAGGAAATTAATAATTGGTCAACCCATTCTCTCTGGTTATAGGTGGCATTGACGACGCTGATTAATGGATTTTTATTTTTCATAAAATTATTCTAATAAACATGTTATCAAAAAAATTACAATAATTGCCGTTATTATTATGGCACCAATTAATGCTAGCCAATCAGTCTGCCAATTATTCATCATTATCTCCATAGTCAGGAACTATTTTTTTATGACCGACAAAAACTTTGTTTCTCTTATTCCTGGATGGATGTTTTTTGCCAATTTTTTTCTTCTTTGCCATATTTTTTATTTAAAAAAGTAATTATAGAAATATCTTCGCTCATTGCCCATAACGTGCTCATTATCCCAACCGCTATCAAAACAACATCGCTTAAATCTTGCGGAGGATAAATATTTAATATCTTCCATAAAATCGCCCAAACTAACATTGTAATCGCCGTAAACATAATTATTTCATTAAATAATAAGTTGTCTTTAATTCCGGATAGTAATCTAAACTCCACGTCCAGGCACCGCATTTCAAATATAAATCTCTTATCCTAATAAATTGCGGTATGTCCATAATGCCAGTAAAAGTCAATGACGGGTCGATTTCCGATTCTCTGCCCTCAGCTGATAAAATTCCTTTAGCCAAGCCAAATTTATTAATTTCTGGAAATGCTTTCATTACCGCCTTATGGACTAAAACATGGTCAGAATGCCCGTATTCTCCCCAAGGATTATGCGTAAATATCTGGTTAGGTTTGTTTGTCTTTTTCCATTCAGTTAAATAATTTACCAAAGACATTAATTGAGATTCGTACAATTCCCGTTTGCTCCGGTCCCGCCAATAATTAGTTTCGGTATAACCAAGACATAAAATTTTATCTTTAAAAGGATGATTTTCCAATACTTTATATCTTCCTTTTTCAATATCCGGCCGGTCAATCCTACCTAAAAAAACAATGATTATTAAATCAAACTCAACGGTATTAAACCATAATATTTCGTCATCTAAGTGGGCAACAATTAATAATTTCATACTTGATAAAAGAAAAATATCTCATTTTTTATTGTTTCCATACGAGGGTAAAACTTTTTTAAAAAATCAACTATTTTATTCTTTTGGTTGTCATCGCCGTCTATTTCCACTGATATTTGTTTTATTCTGCTAAATAATTCTTTATCAGCGGAAAATAATATCTCTTCTTCACTGCCCTCGCAATCAATTTTTAAAACATCGCAGACGTCAATTTTATTTTCACTGAATATTTCGGCTAAAGAAATTGTTTTAACATAATAATAAGATTTGTTTTGAAAATTTCTAGTATTCAGATATGGTTCGCAAATTGAATTATAAACCGAATAAACCGGATGCTGATATAATTTTCTAAATCTTCCCTTACTGACATCGCAAACGGCTAAATTGAAAGCGTGTATCTTTTTTTCCAGTAAATTTTCAGCAATCGTTTTTTTAAATAAATCAAATATAATTCTGTCCGGCTCGTAAGCATATACCTCGGCTCCCAGCGTAGCTCCATAAACCGCCGTGCCTCCCATATGAGCACCAATGTCAATTACTATCTTCAAATCTTTCGGCAGGCGGTATAAATTATTCATCTCTCCGCCGGCCATCCGTGGACTGTCGTTATCATCGTTATAAAAAAATTTCTTGCCATTAGATTCAAATATCGGCATAAAGTTCTCTTACTCTGTTTTTTATCATTGTTGTGCTTTGATGCGGATAATATTTAAAATTAATTAATTTGCATTTATGTTTTTCCGCAGATTTTCTTTCTTCTTCTTGCCAGCCATCCCCGCTCAATACGCAATCCGGTTTATATTTTTTTAAATTTTCGGTAAAATCAATATTATCTTGTTCAACAATTTGGGTAGTCTGACCGGTATGTTTTGAAAAAAACGGCAAAACATATTCCAACATCGCTTTTCTTTCTTTAAATGGTATTACTGGCGGTTTTTCTTTATAATCTTCAATCGCTTTGTCGTTTAATAAGCCAATTATTAAATGACGGCAAAAAACAAGACTTTGAGAAATGGCGTGAATGTGCCCGACATGCAACAAATCAGCCGTCATTGGGAGATAACCTATTCTATTTAACATAATTGAAAAAATAAATAAATTTAGGTGGCAATTTTAAAATACTATTCTTAAATCTGGAAGATTTTTTTGCCTCTTTCATAACATATTCAATATCAATTTTTTTAAAAAGTTTTTTCATTTCTTCCATTTTGCAGTAAATACTTATCAACCCGAGCAATCCGTATCTTTCTTTTTTGGAAAATAACTGATAGAATCTTTCTTCCGCTTTTTTATCTAATTGGTCGATATAAAAAATTAAAGTTGCCAGCATGGATGCGGCCGCCAAGCCATGTGGTATGCCATATTTTGTTGTTAGTGGATAAGAAACAGCATGGCAAATTCCAGTCTGCGTAATATCAATCGCTTTGCCGGCATAAAATGCCGCTTCAAACATTTCCAATGATGCTTTTTTTTGTCCATCCAACCATTGCCAAGAAAATCTTTTCCATAAATTTATCGCCTTATGGACATATTTTTCACTTACTGGAGTTGATTTTGGCGAAAGATAAGATTCAACGCAATGGCATAATACATCAAATACTCCAGCTATTAATGCTATTGCCTCTTTATTATGGTCAATTTCTTTTAAAAAATATTCATCATAAACCACATATTTAGGCAAAAACTCTTTATTAGTTATTGTTTCCTTTTTTTCTTTTTCTATTATCACCGCATAGGAAGTTGCTTCGCTTCCGCTTCCGCAGGTGGTAGGCACGACAATGTGCGGAATTTCAAATAATACTGATAATATTTTTCCCACGTCAATTACCGACCCGCCGCCGATGGAAACAATAAATTTGAATGGTCCTTTATAAAATCGGTCGCTGGCGAAACTTCTGGCTTTATCTAAAAATTTATCAGTCGGATTGGCAGGCACTGTCAACCCATTAGGATTTTCCAAAATAAATTCTTTAAAAACATCATTAGTTAAAACCAGCATTTCCACGCCAAATTCTCTCTTTGTTATTTTTTTAATTTTTTCTTTGAAATCTCCGTATAGAATCATATGTCTTTGTTAAAAATTTTAATCATAAAATTTTTTCTGATTTCCTTTAAATCTTTTGGTCTGCCTAAATCACCACGGACCGACTGGTCAATTTTAATCACTATCAATGCCGGCATAGGCATTTTATGAAAATCCAATATTTCACCCAATTTACCGAAACATTTAGTTTCAGCCATGCTTCGGCCGTCAACCTCTTTAAAAGTATAATATCCCAATCCCTGGGCGAGCATTTGCCAATTAATTCTATCACCTATCCGTTGTTGTTTGCCCGTGCTGACATAACCGCCATTGTCAAAAATAATATGCACTAAATTTTCCGGCAGATAATAACCGATAGTAGCCATATTTCCCAACATCATTAAAGCCGCTCCATCACCATCCAGAACATAAACATTGCGGTAACTCGACTTATCGTGCTGATAATCGTTATTTTCTTGAAGTGCTACGCCTAAACCAATCGCCGAAGCACATCCCATAGAACCAACCATTAAAATATCATCTGTTTTTTCACCTCTTTTTTTCCTCAATTCATACAATTCACGAGAAGTTAAACCAGTAGTGGAAACAACTATACCTATACCGATATAGTTCAATAAAATATCAAGGCACTTCTCCCGCATTGATGGTTCCGTCGTTCCAATTTTATTTTTTTCTTCTAAATCATAGATACTTCCTTTTTGAAAAATAATGGCTGCCGGACGTATTTCTCGGCGAGCGTAAATTATTGCTGAACTAAGGTCTTCCAAAATTTCATCTTCAATATTTTCATTATTTTCTATATGTTGATAATTACAGGGGATATGTAATAATTTTAAAAAATCTTCCAACATTTCTCCTGCCATTAAATGTTGTGGCTCATCGCCTTCAATGCCACGTTTGCCAATCATTAAAAGCATCGGGACGTCATAAACATTAAAACTGCATAACGAAGCTAAAGCATTAGCAGCATTAAATAATCCATCATTTTGCATATATACCATGGGAACTTTTCCTGTGGCAAAAAAATATCCGGCTGCCAAGGCCACGGCCTCTCCTTCATTAGTGGCTGGAACGTGTTGAAAATCTTTATCGTCGGCGATAGCACAGATTATGTGCTTAAGCGTACTGTCTGGAACGCCAGTAATAAATTTAATTTCATTTTCCTTTAAACACTCAATAATTTTTTTATAATTTATCATAACCGACAATGTTAAATATTTCTTTCACCGAAGAAATATCATCATCCAATTCCTTACTGCGGTGATTGACGGAAATTTTTTCCGCTGCTTTCTCCATTGCTTTAAAAGATGCCCGCAATAAGTGGTTGGCATGAATAACTATATTAAATCCCGCCTCCTGTAATTGTTGTTCAAAAATATCATTATAAGTGGTAGGTACGCAAACCAATGGTTTTTTTGACATCATTTTAAATCTTCTTGCAAACTCAAAAACTTCCGTGGCAGAAATTTTTTCTTTAGAATGAATCATAATCCCGTCCACGCCAGCTTTCAAAAATGCCTCGGCTCTGATTAACGCTTCATAAACTGAATGCTGGGCAATCAAACTTTCCAAACGGGCGATAATCATAAATTTATCGTTCATCTTCGCTTTTACTCCGGCTTCAATCTTTTTAGCAAAAATATCCACTTCTTCTAACTGATGTTGGGCACTTTCATCCAGACTATTCCTTTTAGGAAATGCTTTATCTTCAATAATCACGGCTGATACGCCAGCCTTCTCCATTTTATTTACCCAATACGGAAAATGGTCAATCTGGCCGCCGGTGTCGCCATCAACAATAATCGGCTTGGTGGTCACGTCAATAATCTGCCTGATAGTTTCCATCCTGGAATCCATACTAACCAGTTCGATGTCCGGCAAGCCCTTAGAAGCCGAATCAGTCAATGAACTCTCCCAAATGGCATCAAAGTCTGAATTTTCCACAATTAAACCAGACAAGCCATTATGGGCCTCAAGCACTCTGACAAATTTATTTTTTTGTAAAAGCTCATAAAGGGAATCAACCCTAGTAGAGCATTGCTTTTGGGTCGTCATATTTCCAGTTAGTGCGATGACAAGGATTATTAGACGGGTCGATAGGATTCCAACCCTGTCCACGTAAAATTGGAATATTCCAATTTTGGCCGTAGCGAGCCACTAAATATCCCTCAACATCTTTAGGACAATTATATTTAACTCCGCCTAATTCTATTTCATTAAATTCATCATACAGTTTTCCAGGGAAGACAAAGGCATAATAGGGCATTGAACCCATTTGTCCGCTAAAATTTCTGGACAAATAAAACGCCACATCGCCATGTTCGTTTTTCTTGCGGTGCATCATGACAATATCAATCTTATTGCCATCCCTTTTAATGCCAATTCCTTCGGAAGTGGCATTGACAAACCGCCAATCATGCAGAATGGAAAATCCGGCTTCTCTTAATTTTTTTAGAAATTCAGGACTGCGGACCGCATTGTCTTTCCACATGCAAATATCGCTGTCATCCTCGTCGCCGGTAATAATATTTTTATCACGATAAGCCCCGAGTAAAGTGCCGGAATCTAACCAAAAAAATATCTTTAGTTCGTCCATTACTTTTTTAAAATCAACGAGATTTTTCAAAGAGTTTTCTTTTGTCGGCATAATTAGAATCTTCGTAAATAATTACTTTTTGTTTGTTAATATGGGTAACAACTGGCCGGTCGGGGAAATCATTGTCTTTCCAGACATATTCGTGCAAATCGCTTATCTGCCCCATTATCTCATTTCCTCTGGCAAAATAATCAGGCATAGTTATTATTACCCATCTTGACCGCCTTCTCATTTCCTCTAAAAGTTTTAGTCCGTCAGTAAAATTGATATGTTCTAAAATATCGCCGCAGATTATAAGGTCATACCAGCTTAACGATGGCAAGTTTATCCGCATGTCGGCACAATAAATGTTATTGTAAATTTGACGCTGGATGTCGGTAACGTAAAAATCAACTATCTCAATCGCATCAACTCTCATCTTATTTTTAAAATTTATGTAGTCATCTTCTTTTATTCCTGGCTGCCAAATCTGAATATATTGCCTGGCTAAAAATCCCCACAAGCCAAAACCGCTCCCCACATCCAAAACGCTTTTTATTTCTTTAATGCTTTTTTGGCTAAACCATTCGCAAACGAACGGTATCACATCTGGTCTGGCTATGGGCATAAATTATTTAGTGAAAAAATATAATGATTTATTTCCATCGTAGAAAGGGATTAAAATTTCTTTCCATTCCTCAGCAAAAAATTTAGGGTCAAATTTTCTCTTTTTTATATAATTCAAATCATACGGCATATCCAATCTGGTATCGTTATAGGTAGCAATTAAAAGATAGTTTCTCCATGATTTTTTTAAATTTTCTAAAATATTATTATAAGTTTCGTCATCCATCACATGAAACAACATATCAAAACAAATAAGAATATCCGGACAGAAGAAAATCAATCCTCTATTTTCGTTAATTACGTCAAACCGTAAATTATCTGATATGTATTTTTTTTGATGTCTTTTGATTATCTCGTTAGAAACATCCAATCCTAAATATTTGGCGTTGGGAAAAAATTTAATGAATTGCGAACCAATATTGAAGTCCCCGCAACCAACATCAACTATTGTTCTTATTTTTTCTTTATCGATAATAAATTCATTAATTGATTTTAACTTAAATTCAGCCTCTTCTCCATATGAACCGCCACCACTGGTTTTATTGCTGGCGTATCTTTTATTCCAATATTCTTTTTCTTTTTCAATATTCATATTTTATCTTTTAAAATTTTCCACCCTTTCTGTCGCATGAATAAAAAGGTTTTTTGTTTATAATCAGTCAACGACCGGAATTGGTCATGGACATCTACCATAATAGAACATTTTTTCTCAATCGCCGATAATTTCATGCCATATTTCATTCTGGCAATATAACCTAAATACAAATCTTCGACTCGGCTAAACTCTTCCGGTATATCCGCTAAAGACTGTTCCTGGTCAAAAATTTTCCGGTCTAATATCATTCCGCCAGTACCGACATAATCAACCTCCGTGCCATAAATAGAATAAGGAATTGAGTGCCAATAATGTTCTTGGTTAAAAATTCTCGTGAACCATCCTAAAATATAATCTGGTCCGAATTTCTGATATTGTTTCCAATAATAATCAACAAAATCATTATCTAAAATTTCATCATCATCAAAAAATATTATTGGATTTCCCATTGTCCGTGGCACTATTTTAAATCTGGCGGCCGAACCAAGATTGCATCCCAAATCAATCACTTGAATCCGACCGGCGGGAAATTTGCTGACATCCAGATTCTGACCGCTGTTATTCCAAATATTAACTTTAAAATCTTGATTTGTTTGGTTTAATAAATTTTGCAAAATATCCGGCACACGCTGCCATCTTTTATAAACGCAGAAGCATACTTCAATCATAACACTATATATTCGCCGAGCCACATTTTAGCTTCAATCAGCCCGACAATGGCGTGTTCTATCGTCCGCTGATAAGCAAGGTCATTCTGGCGTGAATCGGGAGTTGATAATTGTATTTCTTTCACTCTCTTGATTATTCCGTCAATATCTTTTCTGATAGAGTGAATGTTGCCATGAGAAAGTATTTTTTCTTTCTCATTTTCTTCACTCTCCACTATTTTAATCGATGGTATTCCCATATATTTTTATTAATATTTAAAAAGTTATCTTAATAAATTTTTTATTTAATTCTAAAACCTGTTTTAACAGACCCATATCAATTCCAAGCTCTTTGCCCTTTTCAACAATAGCCATAGTATCTTTTGTTAAACATTTTCCGCCGAAACCACGATGCGTGCCGTGAAAGATAGAAAAATGAGAATCATTAATTCTCTTATCAGCCACCAATCCTCGATGCACGGCATTATAATTTGCATCCAATGCCTCGCATAAATCATACAATTCATTCGCAAAAATAACTTTCATGGCGTAATAAGAATTAATGGCATACTTAACCATTTCCGCTTCCGTTGAAGTCATAATTAAAACCGGTGCCACCGGCAATATTCTGGCCAGGTCTGCTCCGAGCCGCGGGTATTGCCTGGTAGTACCGATTATATTTTTGTCCGGATAAGCAAAATCTTCACAAGCCGTGTTCTCCGTTAAAAATTCCGGACAGGAAATAATCTGTAAATGCGGATACTGGTCCTGCAATCGTTGGGCGGTGCCAGGAACGACGGTTGATTTAATGACTATTTTAGTTTTTTCATAAATAGCCGTCTTGCTCAATCTTTCTATCGTTTCCTCTATCGCCGATAAATCAATTTTTCCATCTGCGGTTGATGGAGTGGGGACGCAAACAAAAACCCAGTCTCGTTGGGCGACCAAATTAAAATCATTGGAATCGATTTCCGGATTGATGTCAAATACGAGAGCATTTTTATAATAATTCTTAATCGCACGGCCTAATACACCCATACCGATTATTCCCACTGACTGTTTAACAGTTTCGCTTGGCATAATTATTTAATTAATGATTAATTCTACTCGCTCCTCTTTTACGCTATAAACTTTCTTTGTCAAAACGCAATAAGATAAATTTTTATCATCATCATCCGTAATTATTCCCATACCAGGATTATTTTTGCTTTTCCAAATTTTTAAACTGTCCAACAACGGTTTGGCCGCATTATATGCCCCATCCAAGTCATATGGTTTGCACATATAAAATATAAATTTTATTTCCGGTTTTATCAAGGGTAACTTTCCTAATTTCTTGCGATTAATCATTATCTGCATTTCAATTTCTTTCTGCCAGGCGTGTTTCCATTGATTTTTTACAGTCCAGTGCATCCGCATATTGCTATTGTTATGAGGAACTCTTCTGACCTGTTTGCCGACTGATACTGAATTTAAAGTTATTCTTTCCATATAAAAAATTAAAAAACAAATTCTTTACCAAAATTTCTGTCTTCAATCATTCTTTCTTTTATTGCCGTCCTTGTTTCTTCTTTTAATTTACTGGCAAGTGTGGCTTGATTATTAATACTAAACATCGCCACCATAACCATAAAATTATCACTAATATTTTCAAGGTCTTTGATTCTGTTTATTTTACTGCTGGCATATCCATATTTGTCATTATCAGTATCAATCTCTTTCCAAAGTTGAATAGATTTTTCTTTAACCTCATTAAATTGTTCGTTTGTTGGCGGGGTATAATATAACATATTTATAATTCATCGGGGTCTTCGGCATCGGAAAATATCGTATCGAGATATTTATCCTTTTTCCCCAAACAATAATTAAGATATTCGCAAGAAGCACAGGCAAAACTAAAATTTTGAAAAATTTTATCATTATCAATCGCCTTAGCGACATGCGTCAATTGTTTAAAAAACATGGTCATTTCTTCCTTAGTCCTCGTCACCTCTATCCGTTCACATTCTAAATCTCCGGTTTTATAAATAATATTAAAAACGCATCTTTTAATTTTATCAATGGGAATTTGAAGCAAAAAAGCGGCCCCTAAAATATAAGCCGGAACCTGATGAGAAAGTTGAAATACGCCGGCACTGACTTTTTTCCCCATCATTTTATGGTCCCAAAATTCATAAGTTCCATCTTCATTTTTTAACAATAAATCAATCACGCCGGTTAATTCCCATCTTCTGTTTTTATAATTAGTGTCCGGATTTTTAAACGGACAAGTAAATGATTGTTCCACCCCGACAACCTCTATTTTTTCTCCCCGATAAGTTTCAAAATAACTCATCAGCATCCTTGCCCCCAAATCAAGATAATAAGCTGGCGTGATAGCCACATGCTCTTCATCAGCTAGTCCTGGGTCTTCTTTAACCATCGCCTTAGTCACTTTTTTAGTGCCATAATCAATCGCTTCGCTTTTAGTCATCTCCTCCCAAATTAAAGAAAAATATTCAATCGCCATTTCTTCCGTGCATTTCGTTTCATAAAAATAAGCCAATGCGGCGTGCATGGCTTTTCCAAAAGAATATTTAACAGATTCTTTTTCCGGTCTTATCCCTTTTTTATATTTTAGACTGAATTTATAGGGACAATTCATAAACGACGAGAAGCGGGTATAACTGATAAGCTTCTTGTCGTTGAAATCTATTTTATCTTTTGCTTTTGCTTTGCCTGATACCATATTGTCATTATACACCATCTTTTAAAAAAAGTCAATATTGACATGAACCGGCTGATGGGAATAGAATTAAATCAGGGTCAGTTCTTTTAATTTAATAAAAATATGAATGAATTAATACCAGTCAGCATTTCATCTCTACTTGGAATTATTTTACCTCCGGCGATTGCATATGTCAATGCCAAAGTAGCGGACAAAAAGAAACGCTATACTATCGCCTTAGCGACTTCAATAGCGGCCGGCATCTTAGTTATGCTGGCAACCGCTTTTGAAAGCGTTTCCCAGGTTATCGCCACAGTCACCGCTACGGCCACCGTGTCGCAAGCGGTATATGTTTATTACTGGGAAGGAAAAATAAAAGCAAAGAAATCAGAAACCGCTGACACGCAGGCAAGTTGATAACTTGAACTAAAGATTTAAACAAAGACCGTTAATAGCGGTCTTTGTTGTGTATTGACTTTTTTTCAAAGATACTGTATAATGGTATTATAACAATTAATTTTTTTTCTATGGAAGAACAAAAAGCCGTAGCTGTGCAAAACAACCAATCGATAGCTAACCCAATCAGCGGATTAGACGGGTTGGAAGATATTGACGCCAGCGATTTAATTATCCCCCGTCTGCAAATAGTACAGCCAACTTCACAAATGGGAGCGACCGCCGGCACAATTTACAATGTAGCCACCGGAGAGGAATTTAAAGAACTGGAAATAGTATTTTTAGCCGTCCACAAAAGCCGAGTGAGATGGCTGATTAATGACGATGGCACCGTTAATTTAAAAGAACCGCCAGTTTGCCGGTCAAATGATTCCCGCAATGGCCAAGGCAATCCTGGCGGAGATTGTTCCGTCTGCCCTTATGCCATGTGGAATGGCAGTAGCAAGCCGGAGTGCAATTTAAAATATAATTTTCTGGGAATAGTAATGGAAACTCGCCAGCCATTTTTAATGTCGGTTGGAGGGGCATCTTTCAAACAGGCAAAATTATTAATCAATAAATGCGTCAGGACGAAAAAACCTTTATATAATTATATTATTAAGTTGGTGCCGGAATTAGTTATCGGCGGCAAAGGAAAATATTATATTTATATTTTAAATACAGTGCGGGAAGCCACAGTGGAAGAAATTGAAGAATTTTCAGTATATAAACAAGATTTCACCAGCAAAGCTAAAGTCCAAGAAGACAGTGAATTTGAACCGGAAGAAAAAAATAAAAAAGAAGAAACAGAAAATACTCAAGAAGAATTGCCAACCATAGAAATTGACAATGAAGGCGAAGTTGAAGGTAAAGAAGACGGACCCAAAATACCATTTTGAGGCAATAAACTGTCTCAAATATGAAATATATCGCTAAAATAAAGCAACGATGCGTTATCTGCGGAAAGACGTTCCTGGCAAAAAAAGGAAAAAATCCCGAACGAACCAGACGATGGTGTTCTTCTAATTGCCGTAAAATCAGAAACAGAAAATACAATGCCAAATTTTATCATAAGCATCGAGAAGAAATCAGAAAAAAATATCGGACAAAATATCACGATGAAGTATCAAATAATCCAGAAAGAAGAAAAATACTGAACGAAAGGTCTAATAAGGCCATGAAAAAATATTATCAAAAAAATAAAGAAATAGTATCGGCTAGAAAAAAAAAGTGGTGGAAAGAACGCGGCAGTAAAATTTATCTGGCAAAAAAAGAAGGAAAGACAATAAAAAAACTAAAGCAAGGTCGCCCTTTCAAATTTGATTACAGCGACAGACCGTTGATTATTTCTAAAAAAACTGGTAATATTTAAGTGGCAATAAAATAATACTCACCATAACCTTTATTAATTTTTGGCGGACACGCTTGTCGTGTTGGTGTCTGTGAGTGATGCCAAATTGCCCCCGCCAAAAATTAATGAAGGTTATTTATTTTTATTCACTAAGACAAAATTATGAAATATAACATCATCATCAATCAGTTTGCGGTCTTAAAATTAAAGACAAAACTTGATTTTAAAGACCTAAGTATTTTGGATTATATTATTGATATTTGCACGTCACAAAATAAATATATTATCAATAAAAGAATAAATGGTTTTACCTGGATTGATTATGAAAATTTAATGCAATCATTGCCATTATTAGGAATAAAAACAAAAAGTTCAATCACGCCAAGAATTAAAAAAATTGAACAATCTGGTTTTATAAAAATTATTAAAAAACAACATCAAACAATTTTTGTCAAGTTGACAGAGAAGGTGGATAAATTGCGTTATGTTAAAGGATTTGGGTATGAAAATTTTACCGGAAAAAAATTAAAAGTAGTTGGAATTGATTATTAGAATATAAACTTTATAAATTGTCAATTAATTGTTTATTTAAAAAATCATATATTAAAACACAAACTTGACGGAATTGTCAAAAAAGTGTTTGTTCGTGTAGACGAACATATTATATATATATATATATATTATTAATTATATAATTATTAATTATATTAATATCATTTGTTCGTGTAGACGAACAAACACTTTTAGACGTTTTTGTCAAGTATATTATCTATCCCCTTATTTTTTATTGTTGAAAAGTATTTTTTTATTAATTCCGCCGAAAATATGATTCAAACTAATTTAGAAGAAAAAAGAAAAAGCGACGAAGAGGTTGAGAAAGAAAGCATGCAAAAACACAGCACTAAAGAGCTTGAACTCGTATCTTTGCTGATTGATAACCGTGAAAGATTGCTGGAAATAATTGAAATTGTCAAACCGGAATATTTTGAATATGACAAATTTAGACTGATTTACGAAGCATTATTGAAAAAAGCTCCCAACACGGATGAACTTACCATCGGAATTATCGACCGGACAATAATCCAGCATGCCAAAACATTGGTCGCTTCCAGTGGTTCGACCATTAAAGATGTCGCCTTGAAAGTAAAAGAAAATTATCTCCGGCGTAAAATATCAGTCTTGTTGAAGAAATCAAAAAGAAAAGCATTAAGTTCCGATTCGGAAATGATGATAAACCATCTGCAATCGGAATTAAACTTAATCAACAGCCAAATAGACGAGAAAACAAACGCCTCGGTTAAATACTTGGTTCCGCTGGCGATAAAGGAAATGAATGATTTTTCTTTAAACAAGAAAAAAATACTATTACCGTCTTCTTTTAGCAATTTAGGCGAAATAACCAAAGGCATTTTTCCTCATCACATCTGGACTATTGGCGGACATTCCGGCACGGGAAAAAGTTTTTTTGCTTTGCAATTATTGAGCGATTTGCTCACCAACAGCATTGGCGATGATGGAAAACCAAGATTAAAGGCAGTAATATTTTCCACTGAAAATAGTGCCTTAGATAATCTTTATCGTTTGGTGGGAGCAAGAACCGGTTATGATTTTATTGACATCAAAACCAATAATTTAAACGAAGAACAAAAAGCGAACGTGGATATGCACTTTCATGACTTGGAAGATTGCCCGTTGATTATCTACGATAAAATTTTTGACGCCAATCAAATAATTTCTTTAATTTCCATGCACAAACTGCGAAATGAGTGCGATATTGTTTTAATAGATTACATGCAAAATCTTAATAGTTGGGAAAAAGATATTTTTACGCAAATGAGCAAAGTTGCCATGGCTTTGCAACAATGTGCCTTAAGCAACGACATTAGTCTGATAAACGTTTCCCAGCTGTCTGATAACGAATCACGGGAGACTGGAGACAAAATGATGTCATTTAAGGGAGCGGGTGAAATAAAGAACATCACTGACGTCGGTATCTGGCTCCAGAAGGGCATATCCCCACGCATACGAGACAAGTACAGCGAGAAATTCGGCAGTAACATAGAGAATCCCCTTTTTGCCATGAGAAAGAATCCTGATGGCTCCAGTGGCTTCCTAGAGCGTGATGACGACGAGTTTATAACCGCCTATGTCAATAAAGTTAGGCATGCCAGGCCAGGAGTGGCCATATTTGAATTTTTTACGCATCATTGCACTAAAACAAGAAACAGGTATCTCTGGAAAATAGACCGAGAAATACCGGAAGAAGAGGCGATTGATTTTGTTAATAGCCTTGGATAATTTATGACCAACCAATTTCTCCAAAGTTTTTATGTTTATAACAAAAGAAAAAAAGACTGGGATAAGATATATTTTTATAATGAACGCGACGCCGACAAATATTTTATTCGTTGGGCAGACAGATATACTTTAGTCCAGACTGCTTATCGCTTTTGGGGAATGGCTGATGCCAATGGATGGCAAGAATTAGCAAAAAGTTTCTCCGATATAATCTGCCAATTTGATTTAAATTATGCCGACGGCAATGGTTTGGAATTGGAAATAGAAAAGTGGTATGAGAAAATTGAAATTCCTAAAATAAAAAATTATTTAGCCGAATTGGAATTGGAAATAGACCAAGAATGGTCGTCCGCCAGAAAGTCGGAATATTTGATTGACAGAATAAACTTTTTAAAATTGCAAACTAATCAAATAAAAGAATCTTATAAAAAATTAAAAAATTCAAATTGTCCCCAATGGTTATTGGATATTTTTAATGATTTTAATGATTATCCAAAATATGAAAATGAACTGATAAGATTGGAAGGACAGTTATTCGGTTTTAAAAATAAAGAGATAGACCAATCAGTAATTGATGACTGCGATGCGGTTTATATTCTGTCTTTCTTTAACGAATACCATAAAAAATTTCCTTTTTCCGGAGGAGAAAAAATAGACTGTCCTTTCCATAATGAAAAAACCCCGTCTTGTGCCATTTACAACGAGGGAAAAGGATTTTATTGTTATGGTTGCGGACGGGGCGGAGGGGCGATTAGATTTGTGATGGATAAATACGAAATGCCATTTTATGAAGCGATAAATTTTCTTAAAAATTATATATGAAAAAAATAATTGATTTAACTAATAAAAAATTTGGTAAGATTATTGTTAAAAAAATTAATTTTAAAAAAAATGGTCATATATATTGGCTTTGTGAATGCAAATGTGGTAAAAAATTTTCTGCTAGAGGTGATGTTTTGAAATTTAAAAAAAATTGTCGTGATTGTTCAATTTATAACAGTGCACAAAAACATATTATTCATAAAATGTCCGGCACGCAATTTTATAATATTTATTATTTAATAATAAAAAGATGTTATAATAAAAATGATATTTCTTATAAATATTATGGTGCTCGTGGGATAAAATGTTTATGGAAAAATTTTAATGATTTTAAGAATGATATGTACAAAAGTTATTCAAAACATTGTGAACAATTTGGAAAAGATAATACCTCTATTGATAGAATTAACAATAGGGAACTTTTTTATTTATTTCCCAATCTGATTTTGTAACCATTGCCCAAATTGGCCATAAGGCAGGATTTAATACTTCATCAAATCCCCAACTACCATAAACTATGGCCGACATTTCTCGGTTTGTCAACGATAACGGACCACGATGATAAACCTGAATCAGCCGGCGATGGACCCACGCATTTTTAAATCTTAACAGCCATTCGGCATACCAATTTCTTTGTTTGCCGTAATATAAATCAACCGGCAACTTATCCCAACCTTCTTCCATTAAAGGCACAAGGTCAATACAGCCATAATATCCGTTGTCTTTATTCAGAGTGGCAAATGGCGTATAGGCATCGCAAATTTTTAATCCTAAATGCAAATGAGAACCGGTAGTCATAAGACCAGTGTTATCGGAAATTCCTATCAAATCTCCGGCTTTTATCCAGTCGTCTATTTTAACGTTTACTGATTTTAAATGATAATATATTGCCTTATACCTTTTTTCTTCTTCAATGTGGTCGCTGACCATCTCTACTCCGATTCCACCGTCGCTGTATGTGCCGGCAAAAATAGCAAAACCATCAAAACAAGCATAGACTTTATCTCCATTTGTGCGAAAATCAGTTCCGTTATGGCCGTTCATTGGCGGATTAAAATTTTTCTGATAAAAATCTACATAGTTGACGCCAAAAGGCTGTGTGACTACGCAATAATCAAGCGGTTTTTTTAATTGAAAATTTGGCATATATTTAAGTTAATTCTAAATTATTTAATTCTATTAAATTTTGTTTTAATTCATTGATTTGTTCTTGATATTTTGTTTCGATTCTATTAATTTCTTCATCATGCCGTTTTTTTAAAAAAATAAGCTGGTCATTGATTTTTTTAACCTCGTCAATTTCTTTAACCTCTTGGGAAATGGTATAATATTTGCCGTCTTGTTTAAGATATTTTTTCATATATTCTAAAATTATTAAATAAATTTTTAACCATAGTTGTGAGCATAAATAGTAGAAGCATCGGCATCGACATTATAATTAGCCGTTCCGTTTCCGTTAGCTAAATTATTGCCGATAACGCACTCGTAATCCTTTATGTCAAATCCGTAAGTGCCATTGTCAAGCGACATATTGCCGACAAATGAACATCTGATTGCCTGATATGTCCCTCGGAATGAAAATCCAGCCCCAGCGCATCCTTGCACCATATTATTTGAAATAATCGCTTCTCTAAAAGTCACATCTTCACGTTCAATTCCATTTCCTCCCGAACCATATACCGCGTTGGAAGTGCAAACTATTCTAAATCCATAAGAAAGTTTAATGCCGGTGGTTCCAGAACTATAAACCACATTGTTTGAGATAGTATAAAATCCTTCTCCGGCGGTGCTGGAAGAAATGACGTATATTCCAGTAACGGCACTATTATAAATCGTATTATTGGTTATGGTAATGCCAATATCCCCGCCGACGTATATTCCCTTCTCAAAATTTTCAATATAATTATTGGAAATTTTATTGTAATTGCCGTTAACGTAAATTCCAACATTAGTGGTTGACGAATGATAAACGTAATTATCCGCACAAATATTATTAATTCCGGTTATATCAATGCCGGCAGTGTTAGTCGAACCAGTTCTCTTGCAGGTATTTCTGGAAAATACATTATTATCTCCTGAAATCATCAATTCTCCGCCGTCACCGCTGTCAAAATAATTATCGGTAATTTTTGTAAAATCTCCAGCGCAATAAATCCCCCAGACGGCCACTTTTATAATGCAATTATTAACAATGCCGTTATCAGCGCCAACGGCAAAATAAATTCCTCGTGAATGAGAATCACTGTCTTCTATTTTTACGTTATAAATATGGCAATCGTCTCCGCTGGCTTTAATACTCCATTCACTGCTTGGTCCCCGGTCTTTTGTAAAATTACTGAGAGTGCATCGATGTCCAGTGACTAATATTTTATATTTTGTTGAAGTCGCGCCGGAATTTATGATTACTCCGTCCCTGCTTTCTCCGATAATCGTCACGTCATTATTGCTGATGGTTATGTCGGCGGCGAGAGTATATGTTCCGTTTCGGACAAAAATTCTAGTCTTGCCGGCATCAACCGCATCTTTGATTGTCGTGTAATCGCCATCTCCGCCGGCGTCAACCACCGCTTCGTATAAACGATAACCGCCGATATAGGCCGCTCCCGATTTTACCCATAAACCATATTCTTCCACGCCAGTCTCCTCTTTTAAATTTCCAAACAAAGCCAAATTAACTCCTTGTTTAGCAACTCTAATTGTTGGTCTGTTATTTGACGTCTGGGCATCTATTTCAATAATGCCATTCGCTCCGGTGCCGGATAGAGTTATTTTTTGCGTATCAATAGTCCCGGAACCGATTTTTTCCGCTATCACTTGATAAGCGGCGATATGAATTGACTGGATGGCGTTGGCGGCGATTTTAGATGAAACAATAGCATTGGCCGCAATCCGGTCCGCCGCCACACCTGAGACGGCTATTTTAACGGTTGTGACGGCCCCAGCGATGATATTATTGGCATAGACGGCATTTGCCCCTATCTTGCCCGCTACCACCGCCCCAGCGAAGATTTTAGGGGAAGTAATGGCATCATCATCAATTTTAGTCTCCGTAACCGCTCCAGCGGCGATTAATGACTCTTGAATGGCTCCTAAAGCCACTTTAACGGTCGTTATCGCTCGGTCGGCGATATTGCTTTCACTGATTGTTTTTAAAGCGATTCCCGAACCTAAAATTTCGCCGGCACGAATAGCTAAAATTCCGGCCGCCGTCGTGGCATACAACCGACCACCATTAATCCAGACGGCTCCATCATGCCGTTTGGTATTAGTTTCAATTGTTGTCTCATCCGCCATATTAATAATCTAAAATTTTTGATTCTAATCTTAAATTTTGAATGACATCGCCGGAAAAACTTAATCTGTTGCCTACCACAAATAAATCTTTAGTAGTGCCGTCATAATTATCCTGCACGGTGACTACGTCGCCCACGTTTATTTCCGGATTGCCGACCGCTTCAATTTCAATAAAAGTCAAGGGATTGCGGCGTTCAATAATAATTCTTTTTGCCAACGCCTCCGCTTCATCCAAATCCTGAATATACTCATTTTCAATTTCCAAATATTTATCACGATATAAAGAAATTGATTCCGTATCTTTTACCTCCACTTCCATTTCCTGCAAAATAGTAGCCGGTTCTCCTTTGACTTGAAAAAACGTCAGATAAACAATATCAGTCGGATGAATATTATTTATCTTCATCGTCGCTTTTTTTGCTTTGACGACGAAATCAGTAATAGTCAGATAAGCGGTTAAATCAGTGCCACTGCCATCGCTTTCGCTGTTTCCCAAATAATCAATGCTGGCGACCGGCGTACTCATGGCATAGCAAGGGTCGTCAACTGTTATTTCGTAATCCAGTGATTCTCCAGCCGGTATGGTTTCATAACTTTGTAAAATCCAAATAATTTGATTTGGCTGGACCGCCCGAGGCTTGGCGATGACTTTAACGTGATTGATTATTTTTTCCGGTGAAACTTCAAAATTTATGTCATCAGTATTACTGTCAAAATTATAAACATATTGAGATGTTTTATTATTTTTATAATGGTTTCTGTTCCAAAATTTTAAAATGCCATCCGTGTCAAAAAATATCCGGCCGTTTTCCGCCTCCGCTATTTTTTTCATCCACCACCAAATACTTTGGTCTTCCTCATCGCTGAACCAACAGAAAGGAATGGTTAATACTCCGACTTCAAAATCATATTCAGTGATAGTCAGCCCGGCCGCTAAAGCGAGATATTCTAATAATTCATCCGTCCTTTTATTTTCATACATGATTGACGGGGCTTGCATCTCCTCTAATTTTGACGCCCAATCAAGACAATGAATAGCGATGGTTTCTTCTTTTAGATTTGGTTTTAGCGAATCAGTCAATCCGTTAAAAACTCTTTTATAAGTAATGCCGGTACCTGAGGCGGTAATTCCTTGGGTGGAAAAACCAATATCAACAACCACTGGTCGGTTAGGCAAAATTAAGTGCCGGATATATTCGTCAATGTCAAAAAAATCAGTCGCTACGCTTCCCCGTTCCACCATGCCGTCATCGGCGTATAAATTAACGCCGGATTCAAGTTCAAATAGTGCCCGCAAAGAAGCGGTACCTGATGGAACCACTAAAGACACGTTTGACCTGGCAAAACTGCCGGTTAGGGCGATTCCAGTAGTCGAAGCGGACGCTAATAAGCCGGTTGCATAATCAGTCCCGCCGGAATTAGTGACGTCAAACGCATACAATCGCAAGGCGGCATTGCCACTTCCTTTCATGTATAAAGAAAACACCCAATTTTCGTCCTGATTAATATACTCTTCCCCCAAACCGGAAGCGATGAACATATTGTCGGATAACAACTTTGCCGCCACGGTCTGTATTTTATAACTTCGCAAACGTGTTTTTACTTCACTGGTGTTTATCGCTCCGCCGCCGGAGATTGTCGTCCAGTAAGTCGCCGTGGCGTTTAATTCAAAAGAAGGATTTTTTAATTTATTTTTAAAATCGCCTGGCAAGAATCTCTCATCTATATTATCCAAAGAAATATCAGCTTCGGTAATCACCGATTCCCCGACTGAACCTTCTAATTCGTCAAAAACTTCCACGCCCGATAAGTGTTCGCTTTCGTTTAAAAATTGCCAGCCATCAGCCGTCAAATTACGCGACCTATCCCAGGAAAAAAAAATTTTAGCACTCGGAAAACGGGTGGGTGCTTCAATGGCTTTGGCGTAAGAAACGTTTATCCGCGCCTTGGAATTAATTGTTGAATTATTGGTAGGCATTATTATTCTTCCGTCAAAGTGATAGTGACTCCGGCTAAATAACTGGGATTGCCGGCGACAAATTCTCTGGCGTCCATATTAATAAAAACAGTTTTATTTTGTATATTAACAACACTCGTATCAATGATAGAAAAAATAACGGCATCGCCGGCGGAGACTAAGGCGTAAATTTCGTCATATTTTGATACGCTTAAATAATTATAAGAAAACGTCCAGGCTTTTTTTATTGCCCGAATGGCACGGCGAGTAGTGCCGTTTAGAGTAGTCGTATCCGCTCCGTGCACGATATTACTCTCTCTTAAACTATTTGGATTATCAAGTTGTACGCTTCCAAGTGTTGCCCAAGACATATTTTTATGATATAATTATATTATTAATTTATATATATGAAATTAGATTTGAATCCTCGTAAAAATTTAAAAGAATTGGTTTATTGGTTAATCGTTTTTTATGCTTTATTCTTATTAATTTAATAATAAACTATAACGCCGGGCCGATTCTTCTGACATCCTGTTGAAGACTACGTTGTATTGACCTAGCAAATTCTCTCTTTTCCGCTTCACTACAAATCATATTCCCCACATTAAACTCAATGGTATAATTAATTTGATTATTACCATTATTTTTTTCATAAGACATCGGCGATGGATTATTTAATTGATTAAATAATTCCGATTGTTGATGCCTGTTTAAAATCATTTCTCCTCCATGGGCTATAACCGGAACCGCCTGAGAAAAATTACCTGATACCAAACCTCCAGTTTGAAAATGGTCAGCAATAAAAGTTCCAAGCCAACCGCCATAAGTTCTTAATGTATTTTTTATTCTATTTGGTATTTCTTTAAAAAAAGTAACTAACTCATTAAATTTAGTTTTTAATGGTTCTAAATTAATACTAAAATTAGCATTACTAAATATGCCTAAAAAACCACTTTTTATTTTGTCCCAAATTTCTGCTAAATTTTGGGGAAGATTTTTAAATGATGTTAAAATATTATTAACTATACTTGAAAAATTTGCTCCAATACTCATCTCGGAAATCCATGTAGAAAATTTAGTTTTTATATCACTCCAAACTTCTCTTAAATTTTGAGGAAGTTTTTTCCATGAAGTTAAAATATCATCTGTAGCGTTCCATATTCGTCCTGGCAATTCAGCAAACCAATTTACGACATTGTCAATCACTGGCTTTATACTGCTGAAAGCACTGCTGATAGTTGACGGTAAATTTCTTATAGCTTCGGTTATTTGTTCTCGCAATTTTCCAGTATCAAAGATGACGTCAAAAGGATTAAAATTACCAAGACTTTTTATTAAATCCCACGCCAAATTAACAAATTCTTTCGACCAATCTTTTACCGTCACGTCTTTCATATCAAAGACAAACGGAATTGTGGCCATCAATGTTCCTAAAGTTAAAGCAATTAATGGAGCCGCACCGCCAGTGCCCAGACCTAATAAAGCAATGACCGCCCCGCCTAATAATAAACCAAAAGACGTTATTATTTTTTCTTGAGCACCCGCCAGCATTTTATCTAAATTTTGCATATCCAAACTGAATTTAACACCGATTTCAATCGCCGCCTGATAATTTCCTTGTTTTCTTAAATTATCCATTAATTGTAAAGTGCCGCTCAAAGCATCCTCTATATTTGTTTTTATTTCTTCCGTTCCTTTCCAAAATTTAAAAATTACGCTAATCGTATAAATAGTCGCCGCCGCCACTCCCAAACCGGCAAGTATTTTCAAGGCGGAAGTCAAACCTAAAATGCTCTTGGCATATTCGACCATACTTACGCCGAATATTGTTTTAACCGCCCTATTAAGAGCACCGCCTAATAATGCTAGACCGACTACTTCGGCTACTTTGCCTAAATCTTTTAACTTATCCATCATGCCGTCAACATTCTTATCAAATTCACCGCTAACCGCACCAAATTCACTTAATCCACCCAACGTCCCGCCTAAATCGGGCATGGTAGCGGCAACATCGGTTAAACCAGTCGTCGCAGTTAATCCGCCGGCAGTTGACGTAACTTGAACCATATCCAGCATGCTTCTTCTAATTTGCATTAGTTCTTGTTCTATTTTTAGCAAATCTTTAGCCGCGTTTAATTCTTCCTCTCGTTTTTTAATATCTTTTTCCTGGTCTTTCATTCCTTTAGCCAATATTAATGCTTTTCTTTTTTCCGCCTGCAATTCCTCTAAATTAGCTTTAGAGACTTCTTTTATTTTTGCCTTGATTTCCCACATTCTATTTTTTTCACTGGTTGTTACTTCGATACTGATGTCTTTGTTGCTTTGAGTTAAAAAATCAACATACTCTTTTTGTGCTTCGTATTCGCTTTTAGCCGCCTCATATATTTTTTTATGAGCTTCCAATTCAGCGTCAAGTTTTCCCACTTTTTGCTGGGCGGCCAAAACGCTGTTTAACATCTCAGCGTTGACCGCACCGATTTTATCTTTTAAGGCGTCGTAAATATTAAGCACTGATTTAGTGGCGTTGCTGTTGGCAATCGCTTCGGCGACGGAATTAATTGATGATTTTATTCCGCTCAAAGCGTTTTCAACCGACATTTCGTTTGATTGAATCAAATCATTATAATAATCTTTTATCAAACTAATGGCGGTGCTTAACATGCCAGTGTCAACTTCGGAAAATCCTTTTAAAAAATTTTTCTGCAAAGCCATACCAAACGTTTCCATTTGATTTCTAATATTGGAATTAGTCAGACTGGATAATCCTTCACCTAAACCCTCGCCGATACCATCCGCCATGTCTTCGCCAGTCTTATTCATTACTCCGCCTAAAGATTTTAAGCCGGTGGCACTTTCATCCACCACTTTGCCAATATCACCAATACTATAAGTCAACTCTTTAATGTTATTCATCAATCCTTTTACCCAATCGCCCATACCGCCGATGTTTAATTTGAAGGCGGCGCATAAAGCCATTAATACTGATAAAAAAATAAGAAATGAACCAGTACTCAATCCAATCATTTTCGTCAAAGAAAAGAAGGCTATTTTTAATACAGCCAAACCTTGGGCGATGAAACCAATATACATCAAGACCGGTCCGAGTACTGCCGCCAATGCTAAAAAAATAGTAATGTTTCTTTGCACTTCGGGAGATATTTTTCTAAAAGCCGATGCCAAACCAATCAGCCACTGAACTAACGGCATTAATGTCTGAGAAATAATCCCTCCCCATGAAGCCGCCATATTTTCCACCGCCACTTTTAATCCCTGCCACATCATTGGAGCTGATTCCAATACGGTCACTACTTCTTTTTCATAGTTAGCGACTACTGACGGGTCCAAAGCGGCCGCCAAAGTGATATGATAAGCGGACGTTTCATCAACCACGCCTTTTAATAAAGATGAAAACCTGGCAAACTGGTCTTTGCCGGCGACGACCAATGCTAATTGATTTTTTTGAGCCTCGGATAATTTTTCATAAACTCTGCCTAGTTCCTCCATTCTTTTTTTAAATGACATTGATTGAAAAGCGGCACTGTTCATATTCAAACCTACTCCTAAATATTTTTGCGATAATGCGCTTACTAATTTTATCGCCTCAGAGGTTGGTTTAGCCAAACTGCCAATGACGCTTCGCAACGCACGGCCGGATACCGTGGCAGTCGCACCCGAGGAACGCAATTGAGCGACATAAGCCGCCGTATCAGCGATGCTTAATCCAGCTTGGCTGGCTGATTCGCCGACACGCATAATTGCCTCGCCTAAATCAACCATCGTCGCTTTTGTGGCATTTTCTACGGCGTTAAGCTGAGCCATAGATGTGTGGGCTTGTTCCGTGTTTAAATTAAAAATTGCTACGGCAGAAGACAGATATTCCGTCGCCTTCGCCGCATCAATGTCGCCGGCGACCATATAACTCATTGTCTCTTGTGTGATATTCGCCAAATCTTTTCCAGTAACTCCCATCGCCGCCCAACTAGCCATAATATCTACTATGTCATTTTTGCTTTGGGCAAAAACTAAAGAAAGCCGGTCAACCGCCGGACTTAATATTTTTTCCTGCACTTCCGCAAAAGAAGTGGCTTCCGTCGCCGTATCGCCATAAACTTTTTTAACTCTAATCCATGAACTTTCTATACCCATAGCGGTCTTGACCGCTAAAAATCCGGCAAGAGCAATCGGCAGAGAAAAACCATAAGTAAGCTGACGGCCGGTCCATTGGATATTTTTGCCAAATCCCAATAGTTTTTTATTAACGTCTATCATCCGTTCCGACCAGGAAAATAATCCTTGCCGCCAAGTGGCGATGCTGGTATTCGCCGATGCCATTCCTCTCTCTAATTTTCCCATGGCACTTTGGGCGGTGGAAACCGCCGTGGTCATTTCTTTGATTGATGTTTTAGCCGTGGATGCCTCTCGGCTAACGGAATTAAACGCCTTGGCTTTTTCTTTTATGGTATCTAAATTCTTTGCCACTTCTTTTAATTTGGCAATTTCGGCAATATTAACTTTTAATACCAAGGTGGCTTGTGTGTCAGCCATAATTAAATCAACCTAAATTTTTTAGGCTTTACCTGTGGCGTATCCCTCTGCCTGAAAACTTATTTTTTCGTTCCATTTCTTTGGCTTTTTCCGATTCAACCTTATTGACTTCTCCGGCGATAACGGAAAAATAGAATACCACCTCAGGAGACTGTTCATATAATCCTCCCGCATTGGGAAGAATATTAAACTCTTTACACAAAGAATAAAGCGATAACACTGGGTCGGGATTGGAAATTTTTATTCCCTTCGCCCAATAGTTAGCCTGTCTCCTGAGTTCAACTATTTTTTTTGCTCAACCTTTACCTCGGTTTCATTGGCTTTAATCCAGACGTTTAATCTTTTTACTTCTTCAAAAAATGACTGGGCTAATTCTCCGTCCATCTCTTTAACCAATTGTTCCCACTCGGCTCTGTTTTTGCTGTCTCCTTGTTTTAATACCGGCTTGTCATTTTCCATGATATAAAAACTGTATTTTGTCATCACCAAGGAAAACAAAACCGCACGGTCCTTGCCGGCGGATAAATCCATTTTGACGTTATCGGAATTTTTATCCATTGACAATTGGCGGCCAGTGCGGTCTTCGTAGAGTTGGCGTTCTCCTTCGTTCAGTTTTTTGAACTCGATGAATTGATTTTCATCTTCCGGAAAACGAAATACGTTTGTTTGATGAACACCAAAATAAACCTTCGGAGTTTTTTCCGCCGGTTTATTTTCTGGTGTCTGCGAATCTTTCACACTTTCTTCTCCCATATATTTATCTTTAGATTATTTAAGGGTTTGAAGTTGAGAAGATTACAACTTATTATGCCTCAAAACTCGCCACTCCATTCCACAATTCAATTGTGACGATGTTCCCTGACAAAGCAACTGGTAAAAGTTCCAAATCGTGTTCAATAATGTCGTCTCCGGACGGTTCAATGGTGAACGGGCGGAAATACGCATTAGGAACAGTGACTTTGAGTTTGTAAGGATAGGCGGTGGAACCAATCACGTTTGAACCGGAATCCCACTGCATTATCAATTCACCGGAATAGACGTCATTGGTTGGAACGTGAGCCGAAGCATTGCCATAAACGGCTTTGCGATATAGGGCGTTGCTATCGGGGCGAATAGTTAAAGTAGCGGATAACTCACGGCGATGCTCGGGAATATCTCCCAGCGTGCGGCGTCCAACGCGGAAATCGTCATCTTCCAAATTATTATTGAAAGAGAATTTCGCACTGCGGACGTAAATTTGGGCACCTTCCAAACTGATATAACCGGTATGAGCGGTTAAAATCGGGGAAGCGTCAAACGTCGGCGATGATGCAGTAGCATTGCCTGATTGCGTAATGGCAATCATATCGCACGAACCGTTCAAGAAAGCGTTAGCGTCTGAATTTAATTCCAAAGATGAAACTCTGGCATCGGTATATTGGAAAGTATCGTAAGTATCGGATATTTTTTCCTCAATCGATAACCAAGGTAAAGTATTGGCCGGAGTGAAAGTATGCTTATAAGCACCGCCTCCCAAACCGGATACAGTTACCGCACCTAAAGCGGCATACAATAAAACGCCAATATCTTCGGAACGAAAATTAAATTCATACGTGCCTCCGTAAGAAATTGCTCCCACGGCCGCTTCATCAATATCACGACCGCCACCGATTTCCGGGTCCGGAACCAATAATTCCGAATTAGAACCCAAACCGCCAGCCGTCAACTTGAAGAAGAATAACGGAGTTTTGTAAGTTCCTTTACTGTCTTGTTTTCTGGCCCCAAAATGGCCAGTTTGTGATGAATAGGACATATTTGTAATCTTCGTTTATTAAATTTGCTTAGAGAACGACCTTTTAATTTTTCTCTATTGCCGTACTTCAATTAAATAACATTTATCTCCGTCGTAAAAGATAATTGAAATACGGCAATATAGATAAACTGCCCTTTTAATAATCCGGAATCAGTCCGGATTCTTATAATGTTATATTTTAAAACCTTTTCTTTTTCATCGCCGATAGTATCTTCCAAAGCCAATAACTGACTGTTGACGCTATCTTTATAAATTGTCTGCCTGATTAAAGAAATTAATTCCCGCCTGGCTGATTTGCCTTCATTTTCCGTCCCCTTGCATAATAATTGCAATTCAATCGGCTGATAAAGCCAAGTCGCCGGTTGTTTTATTCCTATCTCAAATATCTGAGGTTCTATCTGTCCCTCAATCACCGCCACTGTTTTATTCGGTGATAAATCGGTTAATGATTTATTAGTCACCAATCCTAATTTAATTGACGCCGAAGAATTTGGACCCAATTCCGTATTTAAAACTTCTATTAATTTGTCAACAATTTTATCAATCATTTTGAATTGTTTCAGTTATAAAATCTTGATAGCGTTTGCTTAGCCATTCAATGTCTTCGTTTTGGAAAAGCACCATCTGTCTCTGTTTTAATTTTCCTTCGCCCAACTGATGTTTTAAATATGATGTTGCTCCGCCATGTGGCGAACCGATAAATTTTCCCAGCATATCTTCCGGATTCATTTCCATTACTATTTCTCCGGTATTTTCCTCTATTTTTTCTTCGGTGGAAACAACCATTTTCATTAAATCTCCGGTGCGGTGGAGAATGGGAGAAGTATCACCGGCGTCCCACCAGCCCTGTTCTCTGCCCTTACGCCTAAATTCCGCCGTTGCCGGAGCCAATGCCGGCCACTTTGGTCGTCCTTCGGCTTCAAAATTTTTCTGAAAACTCTCTCGCATGTAAGGCGCGGCCGAAGATGATAAAAACTTTGCCGTTTTGCTGGTGATGCTTTCCATTCTCTCCAGCAATCCTCTCACCTGACTATCATCAACTTTTATGTCAATTTGGATGGGCATAATTAGTATGGCGTCCGCCAAATATTCTGCGACCCGATTTTATCAGTATTACCGAAAAAACTATTATCATCAATTTCATTATCAATATAATCAGGATGGTCCTCGCTGACTTTCGGCAAATCTTTACGGGTGGCGGTTGAACGTTTAGTAACGCTTTCTAATTCCAATTTTCCATCTTTGATGTCCATTAATTTTTTCCAAGCGGTTTTTTCAATATCACTCGCTACTTCGTTGCGGGAACCGCTCGCCATCGATAAGCCGTTTATCAGCCGACCGGTGGACAAATCCGCCGCCAAATCCTCAATCGTTTGAATATCCTTTTTAGTGAGTGAAGTGCTTTTTAAATCTATCGGCACGGAATAAACTTCGCCTAAATATAAATCAATGTCATCTTCGGCTCCGATGATATATCTAGTGATGTCCAATCCCGAGGGAAATTCTATTTCTTTCGTTCTCTCGATGACATCTTTCACGTTGGCGTATCTGGTTTTACGTTTTATCACTTCATAATACTGGACATGTTCTATTTCCTGCGTGCCTATCTCCGCCGTCCAGACAGCCTCGTATTGACCTAAAACGTCAGTTAAGAGTGGAGTTAGGTCATAATAGCAAGGCTGGCCTAAATTAACCGCCAAGCCGGAAGCAATAATTAAATTAGTGTCTAAATTTCTTAATAAAAGAGTGCAGATGTCGGGAGTGATGTTGGTATAAACGCCGCCGGATAATGCTTTAAACATTACCTCAAGGCGTTCATTACTATTTTGTCGTGCTTGGTCTATCATATATCATTTTTTAAATATTTTTTTATGATAAAGCATAATTTGCTATTACCAACTTTTTGATGCGAATTAATGTCATACCAGCATTTATTGATGGCATCTTTTACCTCTTGTTTCGGCGAATCTTTAATGCTGGCGTCTTCCAATGTTTTGCAAATTATCGCCGTCATCTTCCGCATCTCCATATTCAAACTGCCGGAGAAATCGTCTAATGCTTCCGCTAAGTCTGGGTCTTTAATATTAAGCCATTTTTCCCAGTCTTTCATTAGAATTAAGGAAAATGCCTCTTTTTCTTTTTTCTTTTCCTCTGTCATAAAAAATTTGACAGTTAAATATAATCTTTGACTGTCAAGCAGTTCTGATTATATTATAGATATTTAAACGGCTAATGTCAATCTACGAATATTTCATCCGGTTTATAACTGTCCTCGGCTAAAATGTCATTAGAGATATAACTGTCCTCGGCTAAAATGTCATCCGGCACCAACCGGCGATAATAAGGTTTTATCTTGCAGATGGACTGGATGGTTGTGGTGTTAATGACATTTATTCTGACCTTGCTGGAAATGATGGCGGTGACGCCAATGGACATTATTCTCGCTTTTGACGATATATTTTTTGTTCTGCCTCTGGTTACGCATCCTTGGGAAGTAATTTGCTTAGTCTGCACTCTAAATATATCAATGACTGAGGAAATAAATTTAGAGAAAACTAATCTGATTGAAGTCCGAGAAGATATGTTCTTTTTAAAAGTTTCTTTAATGTTTGCCCGAGATGAAATTGCCTTTGTGCGTAATAAATTTATTGCCGTTTTAGATTCGATTGATTTGGTTATGGAGAGTATCTTAATTCTGGATTTGCTTTCAATCTGTTTATTTTCGGTCGTTAATATTCTAACTAAACTGTTTATTTGCCGACTGACAGTCGCCTTAATGTTTGTCACTGATTGGACGTTTTTCTCTTTACTTACCTTAACCATCGTTTTTGAATCGAGCGATTTTATTTGAATGGCTCTGATATTAACCTTAGATTGAATCTGTACATTATTGATTGCTAAAATATTCAACTTTGACTGAATATATTTACTAATTATACTCTTAATATTAGCCAAACTTTCAATAATTTTTAATCTTGCCTGTTGTATTCTCGCTAAAGAGGAAATATATACATTTTCAGTTTTTTCTATTCTGGCTAAACTTTGAATATTTTTATCTAAAATCGCTTTAATGTTTGTTTTTGATTGGACGCTTTTAACCACGCCGGCAATTTTTATCCGTCCTTTTGATTGAATTGTCTCGCTTTCAATTCTTTGCATTCTTGCCAGCGAACTTACATTTTTAATTTCATTTGTCTGTATTCTGGATAATGAAGACAAATTTTTTATCTTCGTGTTTTCTATTCTAACCAGGGAAGAAATTATTTTAGTGATTGAAATTATTTTTATTCTGGCCTTAGAAGTGATATTTTTTTCTATCGTCGCCTTGATATTCGCCAAAGAAAATATTTGTCTTGATTCAATGCGATTAATTCTTGCTTTGGAATTTATTTCTTTTAATTCCGTGGTTTGAATCCGTGCGATGCCATTGATATTCTTAATTGAAGTCTTAAAAATATCAATCAACGAATAAACCGTTTTTAACCGATGCAATAAAATATTAGTCTTAGAAGACAATAATTTATTTCCAGTCTTAAATATTGAAGAAAGAGAAGAAACAGTCTTGGTTTGCAGTTTGGCAATATCAACTTTGGAACTGATTGACTGGTTCACCGCCGGCATCTGCAACCTTGCCTTTGAAGATATTTGTTTTAATGAAGTTTTGGCAATATCCAATTTTGATAAAATAGTTTTATTGCCGATTTTAGCAATGTCAATAATGCTTTGAATTTGCTTATTTTTTGTATTTTCTATTCTCGCTAAACTGTTTATTTGCCGTTGTTGAGTTTTAAATATATCCGCCTTGCTTGAGATATATTTATTTATGCCAATTTTTTCAACACGGCAAACAGATTCTATTGATTGGTTGGTTGTAACCTGAACACGACCTAACGATGACAGAGTTTTGGTTATTGCCAGGTTTTTAATATCAGTTAATGAAGAAATTGATTTGGTAATTGAAAGTATCTTTATTCTGGTCTTGCTGGAAATTTGCTTTTCTTTTGCCGCTAAAATATTAACTTTAGATTGTAATGAAGTTAAAAATATTTTTTGAATCCGAACTAATGAGGATATTGTTTTATCTCTGGTAATGAAAGTAATTAAATTTGCTTTCGACTGGATAATTTTTAAAAATGTCTTTTCTATCCTTGCCAATGAAGAAATGTTTTTTGAAACATTATTTTTTTGGATTCTAACAATGCTTTGTATCGTTTTATGCGTACCTAAAATAACCACATCAGCATTGGAATTTACTGATTTGGTTTTAGTTTGTTTAATATTTAATTTAGAAGATGCTGTTTTCTCTCGACTTTGTTCTATTCTCACTAACGAAAATGTTGTTTTGGTAAAAGTATTTTTTACATTAGCGAGTGAAGAAATGCTTTTTTGTAAATTTTGCTCTATTCGAGTCTTACTAGAAACCGTCGCTTGATTTATTTTTTCAATCCTTGTTTTAGACTGGACACTTTTTGTTATTCCGATAATTGAAATGCTGGTTTTTGATTGGATTGACTTAGTTAATTTAGATTTTATATTAATATTTGACTGAATTGTTTTCAAAGTAGTTGTAATATAATAAACCGTAATACGGATGTGGTCTATACTGGTAACGCCAGCAGTTTCTTTTACTTCAACTTCCGCTAGAACGCCATTTACCGTACTCCCAACAGGAATCGTGAATCCAAAATTAGTGGCCGTAACATAATTTGTCGTAAGATTTTCCGCTTCATAATCACTTCCAACTAATGACACCGCTACTCCAAAAGTAGAAGCATTTATATCCGCGGGAGACAAACTTAATCTCCACAAATCTACAGAACCACCAAACGAATAATAAGCATCGGAAGTAGTTATCGCTCCCGTGGCTTTTTCATCTCCACTTATTACCCCGCCTTTTATTAGTTTTACTGAACTAAATGATGTTACTGCCGCCATAATTTTTTAATTCTTCAATAAACTGATAAATAGTTTTATCAGGCACATTGTCCTTCATGTTAATGGCTTGTTCCGATAAAGTCTGAGCGAATATGTCATCAAAATTTGACTTGTCCATTCTTTCATACATATCCTTAAAAACTTCCTGATAATATTTAACGCAATAAGAATAGTTTTGTTCCGTGAACCTGGGATCTCTTTTAACAGTCTGATAATAATAATTATATAATTGCGCCATAGTCTGAATTGCCCACATATCGATGTAATTATTAAACGGTTTTATTCTCTTGGCGTGCTTAATGGCGTAAATCATGTTGTCGGTATATCCGCAAAAACTTTGGTCGTATGAATACTGGGCGTTATTTATTCTGGTAATTGAATCTTCTTTATGATGCCAAAAATAAACTATGTCAGGCAAAAACATAACTTTTTCTTCGGGCGAACTTACTAATCTGATAATAGTGTTAAAACCGTTATCTTCATTGGCTCTGGTGTCGTTAAATCTAATTTTATATTTCTCGCAAAAAGTTCTAGTGTATAACTTGCCAAACATCCAAACCATATCATTCTGATGATTGATAAAAGTCAAAAAATTATGTTGTTCGGCAAAACTGCCAACTACCGTATGATACCCAGGATTAGCTTCTATGCCCCTTAATAGTATTTCTAAAGCAAATGCTCCAGCGAAAGTATCGTCAGCGTCTATGCAGGTAAAATATGGCGAGATAGTATTGTCTATCCCGTATTGCCGAGCTACACCAGGACCGCCATTAACTTTCATTGTTATTTCTTTAATATCCATATAGTCGGCAAACTGCTTGACAAACTTGTCATAGCCAATCCCGTCAGCGTCATTCACGATAGTAACAGTTATCTTATCCACCACGGATTGCATCACAATAGAAGCCAAAGTTCGTTCTATGGTATTTTGCGCTTTATACGCGGGAATAATCACATCTAACTTTTTTGTGCTCATAGTTATTTTTCTACAATCATTCCACCACATTGTCCCTCGTCCGGGGTCGGTGAAACAATGCAAATAATTAACATTAGGAAATATTTTATCAACTGCTTTTTTAATGCTGTCTTTTTCATAATCGTGCCCCGCTATAATGCCTTTGCATTTAGGAACCCAGTTAGCTAAATCTTTAGTGATAGCTTCAAAAGAATGGTCGGCATCTATAAAAATTAAATCAAACTTATCTGTTATCTTTTCCGCCGCTTCATCCGTAGTCATTGCGTAAATCTGAACGGCAATGCCAAATTTTCTCATATTCTCTTCAAAAACTTTCCGCAAATCTATTTTTTTGGCTTCTTTATGTTCTTTATCTTCGCCCGGCGTACCTTTAAAAGTATCTACCGCGAATACTTTTAAATTTTTTCTATTTATTATGTCGGCAATAGAGCATAAACTTCTGCCTTTCCATACGCCTAATTCAATAATTGACCCGTTATTAGGCACTTGCTCTGCTAAAGAACGATATTGTTTTATATCGCCGTCGTGAAACCAACCATCGGGCAATTCTTTTTTGTCTTCATTCATATTATTTCGTTGCTTTTAAGTTTTCTAATCTAACCAATTCTTTGGCAGTATCAAGTTTAATCTGTTCCACTTTAGATTCTTCTTGCGCCGCTTCTAATCTGATTTGTTCTAATCTATAAATTCGTTCGTTTTCTTCGTCTATTTTTTCTTGCGGTCTGGTTATTACCGCCCTGTTCGCCATTCGTAAAGCTATATCGTTGATAGCTTTTGCATCAGCCACGACTAAAGCTACTTCTTCCGCAGGAAGTCTGGCGGCTTTTCTCCAGATTTCTTTACCGTCATTTATCTCTATCTGTAAGAATAATTCGTGGTTGCCTTCTTTGTTAATCCACAAATCATTATTCAAAATTCTAAATTCCATAAATTTTATGTTAATTATTAAATTTAATAAGCTACGACAGTAACGCCGTTTATTCCATTGCAAACATTTATCGCTAAATTATAACTTGCTGAACCAGTAGGACATCTTAATGTTTTAGCAATAGAAGCATTACATCCAGTAAAACACGCAGTAAAATTGGTTACATTGGCATTTACTATGGTTATATTACCAGCGAGGTTGGTGCAGAAATAGAAAGTATAACCCATACTCGTCACATTCACACCGATAGTCGGAGCATTGACAATGCCGGAGCAGGAAGCGAAAGTATAAGCCATATTCGTCACACTGTTAGGAATAGTCGGAGCGTTGACAAGATTGGTGCAGGAATTAAAAGTATAAGCCATACTCGTCACACTGTTAGGAATAGTCGGAGCGTTGACAAGATTGGTGCAGGAATAGAAAGTATAAGTCATACTCGTCACATTCACACCGATAGTCGGAGCGTTGACAAGATTGGTGCAGGAATAGAAAGTAGAATCCATACTCGTCACACTGTTAGGAATAGTCGGAGCGTTGACAAGATTGGTGCAGGAATAGAAAGTATAAGTCATACTCGTCACATTCACACCGATAGTCGGAGCGTTGACAATGCCGGAGCAGGAAGCGAAAGTAGAATCCATATTCGTCACACTGTTAGGAATAGTCGGAGCGTTGACAAGATTGGTGCAGGACCGGAAAGTAGAATCCATATTCGTCACACTGTTAGGAATAGTCGGAGCGTTGACAAGATTGGTGCAGGACCGGAAAGTAAAATCCATATTCGTCACACTGTTAGGAATAGTCGGAGCGTTGACAAGATTGGTGCAGGAATAGAAAGTAAAATACATACTCGTCACATTCACACCGATAGTCGGAGCGTTGACAAGATTGGTGCAGGAATAGAAAGTAGAATCCATACTCGTCACACTGTTAGGAATAGTCGGAGCGTTGACAAGATTGGTGCAGGAATAGAAAGTATAAGTCATACTCGTCACATTCACACCGATAGTCGGAGCGTTGACAAGATTGGTGCAGGAATAGAAAGTAGAATCCATACTCGTCACACTGTTAGGAATAGTCGGAGCGTTGACAAGATTGGTGCAGGAATAGAAAGTATAAGTCATACTCGTCACATTCACACCGATAGTCGGAGCGTTGACAATGCCGGAGCAGGAAGCGAAAGTAGAATCCATATTCGTCACACTGTTAGGAATAGTCGGAGCGTTGACAAGATTGGTGCAGGACCGGAAAGTAGAATCCATATTCGTCACACTGTTAGGAATAGTCGGAGCGTTGACAAGATTGGTGCAGGACCGGAAAGTAAAATCCATATTCGTCACACTGTTAGGAATAGTCGGAGCGTTGACAAGATTGGTGCAGGAATAGAAAGTAAAATACATACTCGTCACATTCACACCGATAGTCGGAGCGTTGACAAGATTGGTGCAGGAATAGAAAGTAGAATCCATACTCGTCACACTGTTTGGGATAGCATCTACGCCTACTAAATTACTGCACGCATTAAAAGCATCTGTCATAATATTAGACACAAATGCTACATTAGCGTTTATAAAACAATTAGTTAAAGCAGTATTTGCCCTAAAAGTGGAATTGGCATTGACTATAGTTGCTTGTCCATTTATCACAGCTGGAATGGTTGGTGAGGTATTAATTGCCGCTCCTATCCAAGCAGTTACTAAAGTAGCAGTCGCATTAGTCGTGTAGGTAAAAATATTACTCCAATTCGCGCCAGTATAAGCATTTGCATAAACATTATCGCTTACTTTAACATTGTTAGTATTAACCCAAGTTTTTGTGCCTACTATCGTATTAACGCCTGTTGTACCAGGATTTGCCATAAATTTAACAAATTATATAAAAACTTTTATTTTATTATTTTTATATTAGAACTGATTAATCTTTTTCCTTTTTGTATTATTTCTTTAATACTGCAATCAGGAGAAATAATATATTCTTTCTTAATATTAATGTTATTTTTAGTCGTCTGCCAACCCAGAAGATAAGCGGAAATAATATCGGGAATGGCGGAAAACATTATTTTTTGCCGGCGACGAAAATAGATGCACCGCAACTGGCAGTCGGAAACGTCAATGTTGTTTTTAAAAATTACGCCATTGAAATTAAAGTCTCCCGTCTCCAAATCAACGCTATAAATTTTTTCCGGATTCTGCACGTTTATTAATTCAAACTTTTTTACTTTTTCCGGATGCTGGTCTATGTCCCTGTAAGTTTTTTCCTGTTCGCCCTCAATTTGATTAAGAATGGAACCATCTTTAAAATGTGCCCGCCAAACGAAATGATATTTATTTTGCATATCTTTAACTTTAACTTAAATAAATAAAAACTGGGGCGAATTTTTAGTATTCGTTTCCCAGTTTAACCGCCAATTGTATTTGGGCTTACGCATAAGAGTAATTACTTGACTAATTAGTCAAATTGTTTTCTAATTTTCATCATACTGGAGGCTGTACGTGAATGTATTAGTGTCACCTGCCTCCGCACCCGTCGTGGTTTGGAATTGCAATACGAGATAGTCGGAATAACCAGTCGTGGTTAATTCTGACGCCGAAGGTGCCGCACCGCCGATTGAGACGTTGGCCGCACCAGGGTCGGCAGTGGGGATATTCGCTCCGCCGGCAATCGCACCAGTAATTGGCGTCGCAAATGCGGTCGGGGTAGTTGGGTCCCACTTAATTACTTCACCCGTGCCATAGGCACCGGCTGATTTCCAAAATTGAATATTTTGACAACATTGTTACTATAATTGCACTCTATATGCAATTATGGACAAGTCATTTCTGCTTGCCTCTCTATGTTTCCATAAAGTTCAGACTGTCGCTTCCCTTGTTAATTTAACAAGAGTCTCTTCACTCAGTCGTTGCAACTGCACGATTATTTTCATAATCTGCTTGTTGAGGGTTGTCTTCGTCTTAGCGATAAGAGTTTCCCCATTAATCAGAAGAGATTTATACAAGACACAAAAATTTATCTTGTTGAATGAACCTACACCTTTAAACTTTGGTCTTAAATAAACTCGATAAGAGTTTCTACCGGCAGTAACCGGATAACTGGTGTAATCAGACGGAACAGCATTGTCGGCATTTTTAAAATTGAAAAGATTGCCCGACGGACCAAGTTCCGTGACTACCACACCAGCACCATTGGTTTGTGCCCATTTAACATTTTGTTACTCTCTTTAATAGAGGGCTAAAACATTTCTGTTTAGCTCTGTATATTACTATACAGTTCGGACTATCCCTTAATCCTAAATATAGGATTCTCCGATTATAGTCTCTGCACCTCCCCTAATAGGGTTTGGCTCAGGGTTATCCTCTGGCTAAATTTATTGAGGACTTTCCCTGAATTTACGGAGTTTCTTAATATTTGTTGCCAAATATTCAACACTTAGTTAATGATTAAGTTTTTTTATTTCTTGATATATTTTTTCCATTTTTATATCAACTACATCATGATGTTTTATATTTTTCATAAACTTAATCACTAAATGTTGCAGCCATAAAATTTATTTCCTTTCTATTTATTAATTCTTTCGACCTTTATTGCGGCGTTATTCCCGTCGCTTTTAACATATTATCATAAATATGTTGATAAGTATTAATCCAGACAGCGACATTATCCTGAATCCAACCGTTTTCATTCACCCATACCAGGTTGTTATTGCCTATTTCCTGTCTCAATTTTTTGTCCAGAATCAATTTTTCTATCGCTTCGTACCATTCCTTGCCCGTGGAGGCTAAAAAGCCGTTGTATCCCTGTTTTATCGCTTTCTGGTATGGATAGACGTTGGAAGCCACGACCGGTATGCTCAATGCGCCATATTCCTTTATTTTCAGGTCTGATTTGCAGGCATTGAATGAATTATCAATCAATGGTGCCAATCCAATATCCCATCCTTGGTCGGCCAACTTATAAAAGTAAGCCGTAATGTCCGTTCCGCTAATATATTCCAACTGCGATTTTATCTTTACTCCCCGATATTTATAATTATATTGCGGTATTCTTTTGAACGCATGCTCGGGAATTATTCCCATTACCTTAAATCTCACTTCCGGATACTTCTCGCATATCTTCGTCATTATATCATCAATCAATTCCAAGTCTTTCTGGTGGGAAGAAAATCCGGTATAACCAATTCTAATTAATTTATCTTTATAAACTTTTTTCGCCGGCGGAAACAAGGTTTTATCCAGAAAATTCGGGATGACGAAAATGTTTTTATTCCAAGGAGCATATTCTCTCTGCAACCGGTCGGTAGTCACCGTCATCGCATCCGCTTTTTCCATCAAAGCCAGTGCCCGCTGTAAGTGCGGTCCGGCCGGCGTCCAACTGCGATAGGCCGGATTGGTCGGGTCAACTCCCTGCAAGTAATCATCAATTTCGTACACCATTACTTTGCCGATTGATTTCGCCCAGTCAAACATTTCAAACATTGACGGATGGTGTGCCCGCTGGACTACCACGATGTCTGCCCATTGAATGTCATTTTGGTCAACGGCGAAACAAAGTCTCACGTTGGCCATGTTGGCTTTGCGGATTTCATTGGCCGGCATCATCATGCGATAGAAGCCGGTGCCTTTTTTGTCATCCGCTATAAATAAAATGTTCATATCTTTAACTTTGGCTTAATTATTTATTGCTTAACTTTATTTCTTTATTTCTTTCCAGCGTATAAACGAACGGTCGGGGCATTTTTTTTACTTCTTTAATCACTTCAACCCAGGAACTGAATATTCTCAATATAACCCTGGGAGTCGGTGTCATCCTGTCTGCCATCCATTGTGCCATCGTTGGATAAGAACCTTTCAATTCTTTTCTGTTTTTAATCGTATAATTTCTAATGGCAAGCAACACTTCGCGTTTTCTTTCCTTAACTGACCTTTTATCAGGTTTCTTGTCCAAAATTATAGTTTGCGGCCTTTTCATTTCTTTTATTTTTTTTCTTTGCATTATCGTCTGTGCAAAAACAATTTTTCCATGTTCTTTAATACACTCATGTTCGCCACATAATATCCGGCCGGAATCTTTATCAGCGATAAAAGTTCGGTTGCAATTAACGCAAATAAATTCTGAAAATTTATCTTTATCGTAATCAATTTTAGTTCCCTCGGGAACGGTTTTTGGTTGCATATCTTTGACTTTAACTATGCCTATTAATTTATAACTCATTCAAAGTCTCAACGATAATCGGATAAGTTAAAACCCGTCGGCTGATTTCCTTCGCAATTTCCGGAATCTGGCTGAAAAATCTGGCATCAATAATCTTTCCCAAAGAGGCGGTTGTTTTGGAATCATTTTCCGGATTTTCCGATATAATTCCTTTGCCGAACAAGCCAGCGATAGCCTCTTCTTTAAATTGTCCGAAAAATAATCCCTTATTATCTCCTATTTTCCAAATTCTTGAATTGCGATGAATGTCAATTTTAATAGACATAAATTTATTAATTAATGATTCCCTAAGTGTGTTGGATATGCCACTTAGGGTAGTATATCCAACAACCATTTGGGACCGCTGAGTAAAAGAGCCGGTCCCGCCACTCCTTAATATACGGTTGCCACAAAAATCCAATCTGGATGGAAAATACGAGGGAAGCACTCACGGCCAACTCCCACAAACGTTGTATAGGGGTCTTTCTTGGTTTCAGTCCAAGTATAAAGACCTGGTTTGTAGTTGTTGTGCGGATGAGGACCATCGGCAACGTCGCCCAAAGTTTCGCCGTTCGTTACTGGTTCAGGCAGCATGATAATTTTATTTTGAGCCAGGTATCTCAAAGAGGTCCCTGAGGCATCTTCATAAAAAGAATCATATACGTGAATTTTAACGATGTCCGTCAAGTTGAGAATCAACTGTTGGGCCATCTTCGGCGAACCAAAAACTTCCGGATTAATGTTGTTGTTATACTTCAATAAATCCCGAATTTTGGCGTTTTGAGCAATGTAACCTAATGATTTGCGGGACATGACCATGCGGGTCGGAGCAAGACCGCTTTGATTATCAATGTAGGTATCAATCCAGTCATTGATATTCTTTAGCGGGTCGGCGTTGGTAGTATCGCTCCAGACGGCCGTACCTGATAAGGTAACTTTATTAGCCGCTGGGATGCCATAATCGACGGAGAATATTACATCGCCATCGTCATAGCTGACGGTACCTAACATCGCTTGCCATCGCATCCACTCTAGTCTGTTCGCTACCCTGTTTTTAAGCCGTGTGAGAGAATCACGAAGCCGCTGTTCGGCTTGGGTCTTGAGAGCGTTCATTAGTGTCGGAGAATCCTCCACTATCGGAAGCTCACCCGCTTCTCTAATCGCTCGAAGGTCGGATTCGATGAATCTTTCCTTTTCACGAATGGAAGCGATAGTCGCAATCACCTGGTCGATTTTTCGTTTATCAACCAAAGGCGATTCAGCGTCAGGAGCCACAAATTTCGCCATTCCCATGTCCGCTTCCACGACATCCCAAATTGTTTTCTCAGTTGGCACCGGTTTAAACGGCAAAAACTCTTCGCCCAGGTGAGATGAGATTTTTATCTTATTCACCACTCTGGTCAAAGTAGCTTTTTGCAATAAAGGCGGTTGTCTGTTAAACATAAGGATTAATGGAAGTGAACGTCGGAAGTCTGAGAACGCAAGGCATTTTTCACGGCATCAGATACCGTGCCCTTAACGCCATCAGAAGTGACCTTCGCTGTCTCAACATGGCCCTCAAACAATCCTCCAACCTCAAGGTCGCCGTCTTTCAAATTAGCATAGGTATCAAGCAAACACTTGATATTGCTAGTTGTCTGGCGTCCGTCGGCCGCTGTCGTGCTGTAAGGCCCGTACTTATCGGCATCAGTACCGGAAGTAATGATGGCTAAGACGGTTCCAGGGATGACAATTTTATTGCCATCGGCATCAGCGGAAACAGCTCCTTCTGCCAAAGTGATTGGCAGAAAGATGCCTTCTTGAGATTTAAGGTATTCGTATTTTTTTGTGCCCGTTGTTTTTTCGTAAATAGGCATAAAAATACTTTTACTGCCTCAAACGATTTATTCTTCGCTTGGAGCAGATATTGGGTCAGTTCGTTTTACAAAATCATCGGCAACTTTTTCTGTTTCTTCTTTTGAGTTCGACTTTTCAGTTGACGGCTTTTTATCATGGTTGGCAACGTGCTCTTTATTGAGCTGAACGATTGTCGGCGTTGCCTCTTTTACCTTTTGGTAAAGAGCCATCTGCTCATCGGAAAGAGCAGAAACAAGTTCCTGTTCTATCTCCAGCATCGCTGGGGTGGTTTTGCCATCCTTAGCAAATTGCTGGATAGTGAGGCGTTTATTTTCACGCTTCACTTCGTCCGTCTTGTGACGGAATTCGTCGGCGAGTTCCGAATCCCTTATCAGGGAATCGAAATCTTCACGGCGAAGCTGCACAAATTTGCCTGATTTCTCGTTGGAAACCGTCTTGGCAAACTGAGTTGATTTTAAATAGCGTTTTGCCATTTTAGTCAATACAGTCTTCGCTTTTAATTTTAATTCTTGAAGGGAAATTGAATCGGTGACTGGTTCTGATTGGTCCAATTCGGTTAAAGCATTTCGCAGATGGACCAAATCAACTTTGCCATCTTTGTCTTTATAAGGAAGGTGCCGGCAATTTTTATCTTTAGTTTTACCGGCGGTAAAATCAGGTTCGATGACGGCAAAGGAAGAATCGGGAAGGTCGTTGACGTAATCTTTAGTCCATTTTTCAGAGTCTTCTTTCTTTTTCAATTCTTCTTGGGAAAAAGTCGGACTATCACTGGAAACAATACTCTCTAAAGAAGCAAGTAATTCACCCACTCTTCCCGCTGAGTAATATTTCCCATTATCAATCAATCCTTTTGCCACTGACTTTAAAGAGGTTAATAATTTTTTAATGTCTCCGACTTTGATGCTGTTAGCCATTTTAATGACTTTTTGAAATTTTTTCTTAAAATCGGAATCATCGACAAAATCCCCTTTTTCGCCACCGGCGATTCTGGTATCTAATTCTTTTACCAAAGATTCAGTATCGTCATCCTCTTCTTCTTCTTTTTTATCATCTTCATTTTCTTCTTCTTCATCTTCGTCATCTTCTTCCTCGTCTCCTCCTTTAGAGTCATCGTCCTCCTCCTCTTTTTCTTCCTCATCTTCGCCGTCTTTATTTTCGTCGCCTTCCTTATCCTCTTCTTCATCTTCCTCTTTATCCTCCTCATCCTCCTTTTTATCATCCTCTTCGTCCTCATCTTCGGTTGCGTCCTCTTTACTATCGTCGTCTTCCTCTTCGTCTTCTTCATCCTCTTCAATTTCTTCTTTTTTATCAAATTTTTCTTTATTTAGTTTAGACATATCGGTTAGTTCGTTTAAATTAATTATTTTAGTGTCCTTGCCGTATGCGGCGGCAAGAACCGGAGCCAATCCTTCGACCTGTGGGATGTCCACCCAGGCGACTCCATAGATAACCGGAGAATACACGTTTCCTTTATTATCTTCGTATTCTCCTATTTCAATCGAACGACTGCGTAAAGTCGTCCGTTTGATTTTTTTATAGACGCCTTCTTCCGTAATCGCCATGTCCGCCAATAACTTGTCTCCTTTCACCCTGACTGCCTCAATATAACCGGCCACATCGTAAGCGGAGGCCGAATGGTCAACTCTTACCGGAACATTGGGAAAAATATTGTTCTTTTTCAAAAAATTGAAATTTCGGACCATCTTTTTTAAATCATTGACAACATACGTCCGGCCACGATAGGTTCCGGCTTTAAAAATTTCCACGTTTTTCAATGATTTACCGGCGGAAAATCCCTCGGCAGTCATGAAGTAGCGATAAATTATTTTTTCTTTATTCATATGTTTCCGTTCGTTTAACAAAATCTTCCGCTTCGGGCGTGGCCACGTATTTATCAAAAATTTCTTCTTGATAATCCTTGGACTTTTTATCGCCCTTAACGGAAGAAACGCAGACTGCCACGGCGGCACTCTTTTTAGTTTGACCTTTTTTGCGTGGTTTGAACTTTGGGTCAGCCATCAAATCACTGACGCAACTTTCTACTTTAGCTGTTTGAGATGGAGATACGCCTGGGTATGGCATAAAATTATTGGTTATTTTCTAAGTATTTTTCTTTGTAAAAAAATTCCTAAATACAATCCAAATACGTAAGCGACTGTCACAAAGACAACAATGTCAATCGGTTGCATCCATGAAGTCATATTTTTCCCTTCCTCCAATAAATGGAAGAAACTAAGCAAAGCTATGTAAAATCCGTATAAACCTATGCAAATTACCGTCTTGGTGGCAGCTTTATAGTCGCCATTGTACAAAATCGGAGAAATGAACAAAGAAGTGGCACTCACCATTCCCAGCGATTGCCAGAAATATGGAGTTTGCATGACCGAAAATAAAGCATCAAACATATGGTTATCTCCGCAAACTATCTATCTTTTCGCATAAAGAAATAATAGTTTTACTTAAATTTCCTATTTCGCCGCTCAATTGTTCCATTTTTTTTTCCATTCGGAAAAGCAAATAGACGGCTACCACAATCGGAAAACCGAAATTGGCTACTGCTTTTAAAAATTCTTCCATATAAAAAAACTGCATAAATAAATCAAAAATAGGAATATAGCCTTTTTGACTGTCATGCAGTTCGAGGGCTTATGAATATATTATATAACGTTTTATTCTTTTGTGTCAATTTTCGGCTCTGACAATTTTTTTCTCAGGTCGGATAAATGAAAACGATGCAGGCGAAAACAATTATTGCACATCACTTCAACCACTCCATCGCCGATAAATTTTAAATAATGTTTCGGTTTATTAGCCTTAAATTCGTAATAATCTAATCCTACTATGCCTAGCAACACTTGCGGTCGGCAAAAACAGCGATGTTCATATACCTTTTCCTTGTTTGGAACTTCAATCATATGAGCATCCTATATTGAAGGCAATAATCCTCCATATTTATTAATTAATTCTTTTGACGGCTTGACGAACTTTTTTTCATCGCTGTTTTTTTCCTGTCCTTCGTAAACTATTATTTCCTCGCATCGGCAAAAGTAGTGAGCCGGCGGCACTAGAGCGGAAAAATATTCCGAATCAGTTTTAATGTATGAACCGTGCAATTTCTCGCATAACGGGCAAACATGGTCGTCTAATATCGCCGACCAAACTTTAGCCATTATTTCTTTGCCGGAACGTTCCGCCACGGCCACCTTGCCCTGACGCACTCCCCAGACGACTGACCGGCGTAATGACTTGTCCAGCGAACTGTTATCAGCCGAAAATTCATTGAAGACGGAAGCGATTATCGCCAGAGCGGCCGTTTTTGCCACCTTTAAGTCATTTATCTGCAATATTTTTTCATTGATTTTATTTTCCAAATCATCCAGTTGGGTTTTAGCGATTAAAGCCGCATTGTCTTCTAAAAAATTTCGCTCCTCTTTAGTGATTATGTCTTTAACTTTCAAGTCAGACCGTTTTATCTCTTCTTCCGCTCCCACCAAGTAAAGAGCCAAAACCATTGATTGCCAAATCTTTTCGTAAGCCCCCCGATAACCCAATTTAATCTGTTTTATCTTTCCGTTGCCTTCGTTATAGGCTTTTTTAACCGTCTCCTCTACCCGTTCTTGCTGTTTAGAAACGACTTCTATTAAAGCGGACCGCATTTCTTTTTCATTTTCATCGTAAGTTTTCTGCAACAATGAAAAATTAACGGACGCTTCCCGCTCGGTCAGATTCTTGCCAGCGAATTGGCGAAAAAAATAGTTTTTTTTTTGCTGTTTCTCTTTGGGAACCGGTTGTTTTTCTTTTGTTTTTTTATCCGGCACCGCCGTCTGCTTGATTCCGCCTTTTACTTTTTCTTTTTTAATGGTTTCATTTTTAATTGTTTCTTCATTGACAATTTTTTCCACCACTTTCAAATCAAGTCCGATGCGGCGGCCAAGTTCCACCACATTGACGGTGGCCATTCCCTGGCGTATCATTTCCCGAACAATCGTTTCCAGCATTTCCGCATTAGAACGACCAAGTTGTTCCGGCGACCAGAACGCATCAACTTTTTTAGAAAAATTATAATCAACCAATTGCGGCAAAATATATTTATCAATATGGTCTTTAATGTCGCCAATCAAAGAATTTAATAAAGTTAAAAAAGTATTGGTATGGCGGTCGCCCAATTTATAAGAACCTACCCGACCCGAGCCGAACAGCAAATCCGGCACAAAAATAGCCCTGGCTTTTTCAATATCCAGACGTTTTAAATAAGTTTCAAAATCAACGCCTCGCATGTTTGATTCCAGATATTCCAATACCCAGTCGGGATTGTTGCTTTCGTCTCTGGTTGACGGCATCGTCACTGAGGAATGATTGCGGAGTTTTTTCACTATATCCGCCATGTAGTCATGGGCATCAACCTCATCCCCATTATAATTGACTTTTTTGTCTTCCGGATACATTCCCTTCACTAATGGTTCGCCGAATCTTTCATAATAACGGTTAGCGAATAAATGAATTACCTGCGAATAATAATAGGGCATGTAAGCGGCCTCTAAAAGATAGGTGCCGTAATAATTGCCGTTTTTCATTAAAAAAGTGTACCAAAAACAATATTCGGCTGAAATTAAATCAGTGCCCTTTTTCATACCCTCGAACGAACCGTCTTCTTTGCTTTTAGACACTTCAATTTCAGTCGGGTCCAAATCTTTTAACTTTTTAATGATTATTTTGCCGGCATAGGGTCCATTTTCCACCTGCGTAAAAACTTTAACCATTGGCGAAAATCCGGCCCAGTATGCCTGGGAAATGCCGCGGATTAACTGATTCCAAATTTTCCCAAACGCAAAAACCAAAAAGTCTCTAACTTTTTGGTCTTCGCATTTAATATCCCAGTCTATTTGTTGAATGGTGAAAGCAATCGTGTTTATGCAGGCCGATACCTGATAATCTTTCGTCATTTTGTAATAATCAGCCAAGGAAAGACCGGAAGTGTCGGGGATAAAAGGACTGCCATCCGGCAACTTCCAGCGGATGTCTGAATATTCCAAAGAATCATTAGGCGATAAAGAAACATCCTCGTTGACTTTTATCGCTTTTTCTTTGCTGGATTTAGTTGAAACTTTTTTAAATTTTTCAACTTTAACGATTGATTTTTTCATAAAATTTATTATTAGACATAACCATCCGGTTATCGCCTAAAATAATCGGCTGATTTATAACCATTGACGCTCGGCGTCGGTTTAAAACAATCTGGTGCGTGACGGATGCCACGGCATCGGCCACATCTTTTGAATTATGAACAAATACTCCAGAAGTTAAAGCAAAATTTTCAGTTTTAGGAACGGTTAAATCATAAACATCCTCATTTACATTAACTATTTTTACAGATAAAATACGATGATTTTTTTTAGTTTTTCCTATTGTTTCTGGAAGTATTTTTGCCCGTTTCGCACGCTGATAATGTAAATCGCATAATCCTCTTGCCTCAGAAATATTTTCACAATTTTCAATCGCACATTTTTTTGCCTTTTCTCCATAAACACCTTCCTGCCATTTTTTTTTCATTCTTTCCGAGTGTTTTAATTGTGCATTTTTATCATTACGATATTTCTCGTGTCCTTTCCGCATCTTTTTTTCTTTTTTATCCCAATTATTATTACCATGATAATAATAATGTTCGCTAATGGTCATTAATTGCAAATTTTTAGGGTTATTATTGTGTTTTATTTCATCTTTATGATGAACAACCATTCCCTTCGAACATCCGCCGACTGCTAAATGATGAGTTAAAATTCTTTTTCTTTTTATTGGACACCATACCCGTTCATAATCAGCATAACCGCCTTTATAACACCTTGCTCTATATAATGGCATTATTGGAATATCCATAGTAAGATTCTTTGCTTGTATCCATCCACCATCTAAAGTCATAAACAAATGTTCAGGCGTGCATCTTATGACTTGAAAATTATCTAATACTATTTCGGCAAGTTCAGTCGCCTTTTTTGTTATTCTGGCATTTCTGGCTTCAGTTATGCAAATGCCTTCTTTATTTATAGAATAAACATAAAATTCTTTTTTTCTTTCCGCAAGTTCCTTAAAAGTTGGGTTAGTGCCGTCAGCTAAAGCCACTCTTGTTTCTCCAGTAAAACATCCAAATGCTGGATGGTCAATCTTCCCACTATCAGTATGTTCTAATTCCAAACATTCGTCAATAAAAGGCTGATAATAATAACTGACGAACCGGTCTTCATAGAGTACGTCTTTCAAATCATCATAACATTCATTAGTCCGGTCAATGGAAATTATTTTGGCGTTGATTCTTTTCTTTTTAAGTTGCTGGATGCTCTCGGAAGACTCCCAGCCGTCAAAAGTAACGGCAACAATATTGAATCCATGATTGTCTTTTAAATCATAAATTACCCTTCGCAACTGAGAAATAATTATTTCTCCGGCGGGCGAAGCTTCAATCCGCAACATCAAATCCATATGCACGATTGGTTTCATTTCATTATCAACTTTTTGATAATCAGCCAAATGCCCCATTGCCATGCCGCAGAAATCTCCGCCATCTTTATTCAAACCTAAATCGAAATGAACATAATATTTATGATTTCCGCCAATAAACCAGTTATGAAAGACAATTTCCGTGGATACGGCTTGTTTGACCGGATTCTGTATTACGCCGGAAGAACCAATGGTTTGTATTTTTTCCACTAAGGAAAAAAATGGCTGTCTGGCATATGGCGGATAACCGGCCAAGTCACGCAGGGCTTTGTCTGGATTGGTAAGAAAATCATGGCCGTATTCAATCGGTATCTTTAAAACAATCGGATTGTTTCCGCTGTTCCAATCTCTAAATTCGCATGGTTCTTTAGTTAAGACGTTAAAATAAAAATTTTTCTTTCTGGTAAAATCTGATTTATCCCTGGCTTCCCAAATCGGCAAATGCACGGCATAAGCATCCGGCATATTTTTAAACTCCTCGTACTTTCTGGCGATAAATCCTTTTTGTTTTTTCTTTGAACCGATTACCAATAAAAAACCAATGTGGCCAAATTTAGGATTGGAACGGGAGGTAACGCGAATTTTAATGGTATCAAATCCCTGGTCGGCGTAATCTTTGCGAGAAGTAATTTTATGCGAATCGGCTTCATCGAGGATTCCGCCAATAATATTATAACCTTCAAAAGTAGTTTCCGAAGAGTCGCCAGGAATAACGAAAACATTTTTAGGAAATTTTAAAATGTTAGTGAATCTTGGGTCAGGCAAATATTTGCCTTTCATAAACCAGGGCGATGTTTCAATGCGGGCTTTCACTTCTCCGAAAAGTACGTCCATGGCATTATTCTTGCTAGTTGAATTATGGCAAACAATGCCATTAACAATAAAATTATGAGTATCTTCTACTTCAACATCATATACCTTCCTTTTTCCAATAAATTTTATTGATTTAATTCCGCTATAAGTAATTTTTTTATTTTTATATTCTTTTTTAATCTTAATCATTTTAAGAAATTTTTGACATTTTTCTTCTCTGCCAAAAATTCCTATTTCTTCAATAAATTTTTTTATCGCCCATTGTTCCCCGCAATATACTTGGTATCCTTTGTTTGTTTTTTTTCCTTTAGTAAATCCATAATCAGTTCTTCTTTCTAATATTCTCATTGGTATGTTAAAATACATCATTATATTTTTAACGTCTAATGCCAGTTCCGGAGATGATGTAGAATACACTAAACAACAACTTTCATTATCACGAGCATAAATACATCCATCAGTAGCCCATAACCGAGAAATAAATATTTTTAATAAATTGTCATTTAATTGAAATATTTTTGCTGGTATTCTTTTCTTTAATGCCGTTTTGCCATATAAACCATATTTAATACAAAGAGTTTTTATCGGATTTTCTCTCTTTATAAATCTATTTCCCATCTTTTTTATTGCCGTGATAAGTTCAAAAGTTTTTTTATTCTTTTTTAATACTTTTCTGACGTGTTTTATATCTGGATATAATAAGCACGCTTCCTCATACTCCTTCAACACTTTTTTATTGCTTGAACTAAATGAAACGGATGGATTTTTAGTACAACCGTTGCCAATTAAATAGGCTAATATCTTTACTTCATTTTCTGGTATTTCTTTTTTGCCATTAATTGGTAAAAAATTAACGGTCATTAATTCATCTTCGCCAATAATTAAATCGCTTAATGCGGTCCAGCCTTTATTTTTTACAAAAAAGGGATGATTATTTGTGGCAATTATAGAAGTGCCGTTTTTTAGAGATAATTTATATGCCTTTTTATATCCGGTATATACAGATTTTTTTATTTTTTTAACATCAATAACGGCATTATTCTTATTGTATTTATCAATATTAGATATTGATAAAACATTTTTATTTTTTAATAAATCAATATCTTTCATTTTCAACCTACTACCGTCTGATAAATAAACTTCTTCGTCACCATCAAGACACATATTCATGAAAGAAAGGCGGGTATTGGGAGCAAAACCGTAAAATGCTTGAGGATTTTTTATACAAAGCAAACGATAAACCAAATATGAGAATATAATGCCACCAGCAAAACTGTTATGGCAAACAGTGAAATCTTTTAATAAATATCTATGGTTTTTATCTAATTCAAATCCATAATACTTATCAACACAGTCTTTTTCTAATTTTATATCAGTAAAAATTATTTTTTTATCGGATAAAATTGATTTCCACCCATGTAATTTTTCTCTATTATTCAAAGACAGGTATGTTTTTATATCTATATCAACAATATCTCCATTATGTTTTTTTAAACTTAAAATATGCGATTCATTAACGCAATAATCCATACCCTTTTTTTGTCTTACCCAATACATCATTTCCTTGCCCCTACTTAAATTTAAAACAGTGCGATAATCGCCATCATCTCCCATTAATAAATCGCCGATTTTAATGTCTTCCACTTTTTTAAGAGAACCATCATACATTAAAATTTGCGTGCCTTTTTTATGGCATTTTCCCAACCCGATTCCGCCCGTGATTAAAGCATACAAATTTTTTGATAAACTGTAAGGGTCAACTTCATCACCGAAGATATTTATTAATTCCCTGCGGATACGCTGGCGGCAAACTCCTTCCAAATTAAGATAATCCGGAGAATTGATAAATTCGCCAATCGTTACCGGCGGCTCATCAAAAAACTGGCCGTATTGACGCAAAAAATTCAAACGATTTTTTTGCTTCTCGGTCAAGTCTTTTATTTTAGAGAAAGGCGGATAAATAACCGCTCGGCTTTCAATCGTCTTATACTTTGGCTTTATGTTTTTTCTTGGTCGTGGCATATTTTTTTAAAAAAAGACAGCCACAACAGACTGTCCGGCAGTTCATAAAAATATCAGCGATTAATTTCTATCTGCTGTTTATTTTAACTTCATCTTTGTTCATTATCGGCGTCTGAATGAAATGCCAATGTACTGTATTATTTTGAACATTCCTTTCCGCTTTCATTTTTACGGCAAAAACTTTTTCATTGTGCGTTTGCGGCATTCCCAGTAAAATCCAGCAAGTTTCTTTTTTGGCAACGATTAAATTTAAAAAAACATTGCTGAAAAAACAATCATACAACAAAACATTTTTATCAACTCCGCCTTCTTTGGTGAAGATTGGCAGTTGAATATGATTTTCAAATAAAAAAGACAAGAAAAAATTTCTTATCTTTTTTAATAAGTTGCTTTGTTTTGGAGTAATTTGATAAAAATGAATTGATTTTTTATCAAGATACTTCAAGAATGTCTCTTCTTTAAGAAACTTATGCAATTTCATATTTATTTTATTCTTTTTCTGTTTGGACGTCTTCCGTTTCTTCTTTCTTTTCCGCCTCTATTGTCGCTTCTCCGGACGATGCCCCGTTATCATCTAAAATTTCCTTTTCAACCTCCTCGTTTATTTTTGCTTCCTTGTAATCATGAGTTTCAACTTCATCTTCATCTCTTGGTTCCTCTATTTTTTTCTTTTCCGATTCGGAAAATTTACTTTTTAAAATATCAACCATCGCATCACTGCTCTTGGTCGATACGCCGAATAACGTCTGTTGCACTTTTGCCAAAACAGTTATCGCTGATTCCCGAGAGGGAGCGGATAATGGAAGGGAAAAAATAACATTCCAATTTATCTGGCGATAAAGAATGTCAATCTGACCACCGCCAGCGGCAAAATGTTTTATGCCAATGGCGAACAGGCGAATGTCGCTTAAATAAAATCCTTGCGGATATTGATTGTTGGTTGTTTTGTGAAAATACATATTTTTTTTAAGTAGTAAATAATTTTTTTAATTCTTTGAATGTTTCCACATTAACTTCTTCCGTGACAATTTTTTCATTTATTTTTTCGCAAAATTGCTGTAAATTTATATCCTTGCTCTTCATAAAAGTATTGTGCAAGATTGATTTGTACAGTGAATGAAAAATGAAAAATATTGCTTCTAAATTCAATCCTTCATTTTTTCCAGAAAATACTGAGGTGGTAATTAAAGCATCTTTGCCCAGCCGAGGCGTTACCATGACCTCTATTTTTACTGGTTCTTTAAATTTAAACATACTCCTTGTATTTAATTTATAATAAAAACGAAAAAAAGTCAATTAACAAAATGTTTCCTCATAAAGTTTCCGCCAATAATTAAGTCGTTTGGCTATTTTATCGGCTCGTTCAAAATTTTTAGCTAAAAAGGCATCCCACCACTCATCTTTTGTTTTTTCTCCAACGGCAATAATTTCTTCTTTGGTTTTTCCTTTAAAAAATAAACGCAAAGAATAAACTTCCTTATAATCAAGTTCCGGATAACGAATTGAATTTAAGTCCCATTCGTCTATCTCTGGTTTTTCTTCCTTAATAATTTGAAACGCCAATACCGGAAAAATGATTATTTTTATCCCGCCCCGAAGATATTGAAAAGATTTATACGTCTCGGCGTATTTCAAAGCCGTTTGGCAATCAACCAATATTCCCTTAATGCTTCCTTGTTTAAAATTAATCTTCACCTGGCTATGCTGGCGTAAAATATCTTCTCGCACGCCCACGCCCAACCGGCCGAAACCGTGTTGTTGCCAGCCAAACATCTTGGGACACCCAGCTCCCCAAATTGGCGCTTCAACCGTCATTTCCATCATACGATAATTTATTATTTTTTTATTTCTTCCTCAATATATTTCACTTCCGCTTTAGAGAATTTAGTCTGGTTTTGTTTTAACATCTCGGAATCTTTTTTACTGATTATGGTTTTCATTAATTTCTGTTTATCATCCAGTTCAATCTCAATTTTATCCTCGGTCATAATAACTTCCATCGCTCCCGCGGCGGATAACATGGCGTGCAAATCTTTCAAGGTAATGATGTTATGAGCTAAAACAGTATGGTTTATCGCTTGAATATTAGGATTTTCTTTTTTGGTAGTTTGCAAAGCATACTCGGCCGCTTCCTCTAAAGAATAAGCGATGCCCGTCCATAATGCTTGAACAAAATTTCGGTTGTTAAAATCAATCCGATATAAAATGGAATATATCTTCGGTTCTACCTCTTTCTTTTTGACGTTGAAAAATATGTTTAGCATAAGTTTAATCAGTTGGTTCGCCGAAATGGCAAGCCACCAATGTTTTAATGCTCGCACAATTAATTTCTTTATAATTGGCATAAATTAAAATATTGTTATGGGATGGAGAATTTTCCCAGCCAATCACTATCTCCGCCGGCGTGGCATAACCAATCGCCAGGACTTCGCCCGAAGTTTTATATTTATAACCGGCTTTCTTAAAATTAACCGACCATTTTTCTCCGCTCGGGCTGTAATGGCCAAAATAATCATTGGCGTCCATGTCAGCGACCTTTAATTTACTGCTGGATTTAAGCGTATCGTTTTTTGATAATTTATTTAATCCTTTTCCCGTCCGGTATTCGTTTATTAAATCAATTATTTTATTGGCGTCAACATCTTTAGCGTTGCTAACTTCATAAGACTTAGGCAATGACTTCGGTTTGGTCATTCCCCCAATATCCGCCGGTCCATTAAATAAAGACGAGCCGCCGATTAACAGGAAAGCCAAAATTATGGATAATATTTCCGTCATATTTTTACCATTTTAGATTTTAAAAATTCTGTCTGCTTTTTTCTGTTTTCTTCCCTGTCTTTTTTAGTGATAACGAATCCGCAAAAATGCAGTCTTCTTTTGGGTAGTTCGCTCTTGCATTGCTTGCATCTTAAATTTATCCGTAAATCCGATTGCCTGGCTCCGACGCCAAACTCATACATCTCTTTGTCAAAACAATCAATTTCTTTCCATTCTTTGCAAGCCATGCACATCTTAAATTCCTGATTATTGACAAATCTATTCATTTGTATCATAATATTTATCTCTAAAATTCTGTAATATGTAAATAGCGTTGCGAACGTCATTTAAAGCATCATGCTTTCCGCCCTGAAATTTTTTGCCCAATAATTGTAAAAACATATCAATTCGATAAGCTATCGACTTACCGATTTTTGCCATCTCCCACATGGCTATCGGCCGCATGTCAAACTGCCGGTGGGAAAAAATAAACTTGCGGTTTATCTTTTTATACTGTTCCTCTAAAAAAGTAATATCAAAATTGGCGGCCCAGGCACCGAGATGCGTGCAGTCATGGCAGAATAATTCAAACTTCCCTAAAGCATTATTCAAATCTGGAGCGTTATTTTCTTTCAGCAGCTCAATGGTAATTTTATTAACCTTTTGTGCCTCGGGAGAAAAATGACCGTCCAGTGGCATGATGTAAGTTTGAAACTCGTCTTCTATCTCAAATTGTTTGTTTAATTTAATGGCACCAATCTGCACGATTGAACCTTTCACTGGGTCAATGTCAGTCGTCTCCAAATCAATGGCCACTAAATTGTGGGGGAAAATAAACATATTATTTAATTAAAATATTTAACGCTTTTACGTACCGGTCTATCATTGACGGAGAAATTATGGAAATGGTATCTGATAAATTATCAACAATATCCGCTATTTTTATTTCCGTAGCCGTTTCGTGAAGAGCAATTTTTTTAATATAATCAAAATACTTTTCTTCTTTTTTCTTTGACAGCAAGCCAACTACCACCACAACATTATCAGGAAATACTTTGGCCAAATCCCCTAACGTTACGGCAGTATCCTCAATAATATCATGCAGAATGGCGATAGTTTTACGAAGGTCATCGTTAAAATATCCGCTGACTCTAATGGGGTGGACAATGTAGGGCACGCAACTATCTTTTCTGGTTTGACTCTTATGCGCTCGATGGGCTATTTTTAACGCTTTTAAATACATATCTAATGTAATTAATCTATTTTTTTCCGCAAACGATATTTCCGCATAGTCTCTAAACATCTTTCTTTGTGTAATAAATAATGCTTTTTAGAATATGTGGCTCGTTTTTTTCTATATTCAGCATTATTCGGCAGATTATAATAATATTTTTGTGAACAACGAACGCAAATGCCATGACGGGCATGTTTATATTCAGTCTGACCGCAAACGCAACAACGCTTAAATTTTACCGTCCATCTCTTGCCGGCCTTTAAATCAAAATAATTTTTTTGTCTTTCTCTCCGGCATTGCCGGCAAAATCTTGTCTTGCCGCACATCCTGGTAGGAGAATTTTCTTCGCCGCATTTATCACAAGGAATATAATATCTTTCAGTCAATCCATGTTCACAACAAATTTGCCTAACCCGTTCCCTAGTGATGCCAAACTTTATGCCAATATCATCGTATATCATCTTCTGTTCCGAACGCAGACGCAAAATTTCAGTTATTTTTTCTATTGGCACTTTCCTAATGGGCATAAGATTATTTTTTCTTTTTATCGTATTTTATGGCATTTCCAATTAGTTGCGATGAACTCTGTACTTTCCCTCCGCCGACGCCAAAAAGTAATTTGATTCCCAGTTGTTTGCAAATTTTCTTTTCCGGAATATTTTTGTCGGTGACATCTCCGCCGTTGGCAAAAATATCAGGATTCATCGCGGCTAACGTCCGGCAAACGCTGCGGTCATCATCAAGAGAAATCACCGTCCATCTTACTTTCTTCAAACTGCCAACTATAAAACGCCTTTCATTTTCATCCATAAAGGGCACGCTCCCTTTTAATTTAACCTGCCGGTCATTATTCACAATAACTAAAACATCACCTAGTTTGGCGGCCTCGTTAATCATTTCAATATGGCCTTTATGTAAAGGATTAAAGTACCCGGAAACGGCTATAATTTTCTTTTTCATATAGATAAAAATTTTAAACTATCTAAATATTTTTTATATCGCGGACCGCAAATTTCATAGTTGATAGGAGTAATCGAAGGGTCGCAATTTAAGACAAATTCTAATTTTCTTTTCTCCCTGGCCACGCCGATTAAATCTTTTCTACTAACATAACTGCAAGCTACCGTCCCCATAAAATTAAGTGAATCACGCCAATCGATATTTCTTTCTTCTTTTTTATTCCAAAATTTTTTTCCGGCTGTTTTAGGATTAATGCTTTTATAAATTTTAGAAATTTCTTTATTTGTTATTTGCTGTCTATTCTTTTTCTCGCCGATTATTAGTCTAAAAATAAATTCCTCATCTAAATACAACTTAGTTTTGTCTGGGTCAATGGATAATTTAATAATTACTGGGACATCATTCTTTTTTAGGCATGATAATCCGGCATAATAAGGAGCATAACAATTAGTCAGATAAACCAAATCATTCCTTGATTCTCCCATGGCCCCATCAAAATTAGATTTTCTCTCTCCCCTTGGTTTTAAGCCATATTTTAAAATTTTAGCCAATAACCGTTCATTAGTGCCGTGATATAAAATTATTTTGTTCATATTTATTAAAAGTATAGGGAAACCGTTTAGCGATTTCCCTATTTGTACACCAGCAGATGAAAATGAACGTGGTCGATTGACCGGCGTTTTCCTAAATTCTCCATGATTAAATGATAGTTATCTTCCAGATAGGAATTACGCAAGACGTTCAATTCAAACAATTCCGCCAGGGAAATATCGCTGGTCCGCTCGACGTGGCGGATGGGAATGAGCAAATGACTGACGCTGAAAACGGCGTCATAGGGAAATGCGTTTTCGCAGATTTTCCAAAATCCAAACTTGTGGACGTATTGCAATCCGCAAAAACGGCATTTCCCATTCGCCGGAAACTGTTTTTTAAACTCTTCATAACGAGCAAACGTTTCCGGCGTCCGCAAAGAACTGGTGGCGATGGCATTAATCATTTTTTTCTATGCCTCCGGTTATAAAATCTCGTCCGTCCCGCCTTTCTCCGTGTCTTTCTCGCTTTTTTGTTCACTATTTTTCTCCTATTCTACTTTACATTCTATTCCATAAATGGTACATCCATTTTGGATTGATATTTCATAGTCAAGTCCGGCTTTTTCGCATTGGTCTGCTTGTTTTTTCGCTCTTTTAAAGTCAGTAGTGCTTACGCAACCGGATAAAAACACAATCAAAAACAACATTGCTAAAATTTTAAACATTTTCATAATTTTAACTTAATATTTTGCCCATAATGGCAAAAAATAATGTCACTAAAAATACAATTCCCCAAACGGCGACAAAGAATCGCCAATAACCGGCCCAATATAAACCAATCAAGGTCAAATCTTGTTTTTTTTCCAAAAATTCTTTGACCGTAGGATTAAAATTCGTCATATGTTTATAATTATTTATTTTTTTTTAATTTCCTCTTTAATAACAAAGGCAATAATACATATTACTCCAATAATTATAGTCAAAGGAATAAAAAAATTAGTTGAATTTTTCATATTTAATTATTTAAGTGGTCTTTTCGGATGTCTTGATATGACTCTCCGATTAAAGAATTGATTATATTCTTAATTTGCACTCGCAAATTATTAAAATTACGAATAATCAATACCGTCAGACCGAATTTCCGCAAGACACTGTTATTATGTTCGTCAAAAAGATAGTCTGGATTAGGCAGATGCTCTTTTTCGCCTTTTAGACCGGCCTCTAACTGCCAAATATAACTATTTATACTTACAAGGATACTCTGAAATTGACCCCAGTCAATATTAGGATGCTTCTCTTTTAAAGTAACAATTACTTCCTCATATTCTTTTATTTTTTCCTGACTGTATTTATCTCCTATCCGTTCGACCTTGAGTTTTAAAATTGACCACTCGTCAATTAATTTTCCAATGTCTATTTTCATAAAAATAAATCCTCCGATGCCATTATGCTATTATTGGCTATCTCAATTAAATTATTACTCCGTAATGTGCTTAAATATGTTCCAAACGTTCCGCTGTTAGACGCTAATCCGGTCAATTCTCCAAGTTCTTCCCTGTTTAAAGTATTAGGATATTGTCCGACTAAAATATCAAACATCCGCCGTGCTCCGCCTTTTAAAATAGACTGCCATTGTTGGATGACTTCTTCCGAGGTTGATGGTGGCCGGATATTATCTCGACCGATATAATCCAGTCCTCTTTCCGAGGCAAAAAATAAATTTCCTTCCATTTCAATAAACTCATTGCTTCTTAAAGTTGACAAATAAGTGCCAAAAGTTCCACTTGATGACTTTAATCTGGCGAAAGTGGCCAATTGTACTTTTGTTAATTTTATTGGATACCGAGAAACCAAAACTTGCAGCATCCGCAACGCCCCGCCGGTTAAATTCTTCCCGTCATCATCTTGAGAAACGTTAATTTTTATTGTCTTAAACGGTTCTTTATCTTCATAAATTTTTAACGGAGTTTTTTCTTCTATTTTTTTATTATTTTTATTTTTCAATTCTTTGCTAACAATATTTCCAATCTGTCTGAGAATACTAAAAAAATTTTCAATCTGTTTTTGCCATTTAGACCGTTCGTTAAATAATTCCCTGTCTTTTTTATTAATAGCGATTTTAACCGCTCGGTCTATGTCTTCCTGAGAAGAAACTTTTAGACAACGATGCTGATGCAATTTTGAAATTTCCATCTTTAAATCGGTGATGGTATTTAATTCCTTTTTGGCTTCCTCAGGCAAGTCGCCCATCTTTTTCAAAATTTCTTTAACTTTAGAAGTCGGCGGAGAAACTTTAAGCGATATTCTGGAACCGGCTTTAGGGTGGGTAGTCTCCACTTCGCCAATCTTAACCTTTTTAATCTCCGTAGAGATGGCTGGACCAAAGGCAAAAAACTCGCCCGCTTCCAAACTGCGTAAAGACAAATATTGTTCTTTGGAAGTAAATCCTAATTCCTCCGATGCCCGTTTCATGTCAATGTCCAAACCAGTCCGACCGATGAGTTTATTATTGCACTCGGCCGCGGCGTCTTTATGCAGTTTAGAAAGTCTTTGAGTGGCTAAAACCGCACAATAACCACGCTTGCGGCCACGGGTGGCCAAATCTATTACTGCCTCCATGGCTTCTGACTGTCCTTTTTCTGGGCAATAGATATGGGCCTCGTCGATGATAACCAGACAGGGATGCCATAATTCCTTAGGAGCATTCACCATCGCCTCTAAAAATAACTTCACAAAATGTTTTCGTTCGTAATGGTGTAATTCGTACAAGTCTATAATGGCGGAGGCATTGAGTTCCAGTAATTTCTTAGCCAGCATGGCCGCATTGCGCGGATCTGCGGGCGTGTCGCCGCCTTTACCTACCAAAACATAATCATACTTTTCACGCAGGGTGGAAAATTCACCTTCCAGGTCAATGATTATGTGCTGGACCAGACCATGCGACTGTTCAAGCAACCGCCGCAAGAGCCATGACTTTCCGCCACCGCTATTTGCCTGGACCAAGAGACGGGTATCTAAAAGAACATCCAAATTTAATGTTTGCGAATTATTTAATTTAATTTTATTCATAATTTTGTCCTCCACAACTACAAGGCGCCGGTAAATCATCACAAGAAATAAAACTATGTCCGTCTAAATGGTCGGGGCATTCACTAATAACTTTAACTACTCCAAAATCTTCACAACATCTATTGCCGCAAATAAATAAATTAATATATTTATCATGGTTTAATGTGAGAATTGCTCCAAAAATTTTTGATAATTCTTCCCCGCATTTTTTACAATTTTTTATCATATTGATTTTATATCTCCGAACTGCAATTGCTTTTTATCAATCTTCACGCTGACAACTTTATCCAGCAGGGAAGAAAGCATAAAAGTGGCATTGGTGGGTTCGCTGGTTTCAATTTTAATATCGATAATATACTGCCGTTGCCGGCTTTTTAAGCTAGATACTTTAGAACGGACAACGGCCGTCCGCAACAAACCGACAATTTCATTTTCCGATTGCGGGTCTTTTCCTTTAGTCATAAAAATAAAATTATTTATTTAAAAATGCCTTATAATATAATACGCCATTGATAACTCCGGCCGTGAGCAGGCAGACCGTGCCGATAATCTTGCTTTTTTCCAAATATTTTCCGCCAAAGAAGAAAAGAAAGAAAAATATGTTCCAAAATAAGCAAGCCAAAAAAAATGCTTTATAATTCATAGGCGAAAAATTTAGATTACCAAATTGTCAATTTGTCCCACATCCATTTTAAAAAACCAGTTTGCTTAATAGGTTGCGGACCGAATAAATCTTTGGCAACAGTTTTTCCTTTTATAATATCACCGGCGGTAATTTCCGAAGCGTCTATTTTTTTTAATTCATATTCCCATTTCTCTTTCAAATTAATTCTGTTTTTATTTTCTTCCGCCACTCTTTTTTCTATGCTTTCCAAAGCAGGCCGGCTCCGGTGACGCAACTCCTGCTCTAAAGCATATGCTCCCCGCAGGCGAAGCCACAGCATTAAATCATTAACATCGGCAAACAACCTATCCATCGCCGTATGTTTAAAAAATAAAATTCCAGGATAGAGAAATTCGTCTTTATTCTTCTTTTCGGCGATATTTGGGATATTCATAGTGTCCTCCTGGAGGATATTTTGGATATTCATAATGTTCTCCTTCAAACCGCCGTTCCGGCAACGGCTTTATTTTTTTAGTAATTAAATCTACAAAAACTCTGGTCGGAATAAAATTAGAAAAACTGTCTTCTTTATAGCCAATCCAGACACGACCGGTCTTGGCACAAACCAACATTTCTAAATCTCCATTATCCTCTAACGCCTCGCGGAGGAATGGACTGCGGCGTTCATTGTCTCTTTGATACATAAAATTTAAAATAAATTAATTAAGATTTTATTTTTTCAATTATTAAATTAAAATCAGGATAGAAAAAGTCTCTTGTCTCGGTCACTTGGTCTTTATGTCCGCAGACATCGCAGATTCCGTTGTGATATGTTGATACGTCAAACGCAAACTTCTTCGGCGGTCGGCCATACTTTTTCAGACACGTCAAATAATTGGCGGTTATACCGCAAGGAAAACAGACTTCGCTTATTTTTAATTTATTATTCTCCATTTTTTTAAGAATAAATATTTTCTTTAAAATATTCCATTTTAGTTCCATTAACAATTTTCCAAAAAACTCTTAAATTAGCTGGTCTGCCACATTTTCCTTTTGCAATTTGTAATAAACTTTTTCTCATGCTATCCATCACTTCTTTTTCTTTCTTTTGTAATAGCGGCATTTCTAATTTAAGACCACTCACTGTTCCTAATGGGTCTGTTACTTCAATAAAAACATCCGGAAATTTATTTTTTTCATACTGCTCTCCAGTTATTTGTAACATAAATATTATTAATTTTATGACGGTTTTTTAAATGTTATCGTGTCTCGATAAATTATACAATGACAATCTATTCTCCGACAGGCGGTTGGTCTACTGCTGTTCCATTTATGAGTTTTTTTATCATGATGACAGCTTTGGCAAATATGATAAATTTTTATTCTTTCTTTTCTGCCCATTTTTTTAAATTAATTTTCTCTACCGGCCATATAGTTTTGTATCTCTTTCCATGGTCGTAAAAATTATCAGAAGTTGTCCATGGCAATTTATACATCTCCACAAAAACTTCCCCATTCTTGAATCCGTAAGTAGTCTGACTTTTCCAATTTAAAGTTTCACAAAATTCTCCATCTAATAAATATTCTTCAAAAAGTGAGATACCATTTTTATCCACAAATCCTTCCATATCATCTTTTCTTACCAGGATACTTAATTTACAGGGAGGTTTTTTCTGTTCTTTTATTTTATCCCTACAAATTTCCTGTAAACCAACATATTTAATTTCAGTTTTTACGATAACCATAGGTTCTCTTATTTTATTAACTATAACGATAGTCCCAAGCATGATTAAAAAACTGCAAAATAAAATTAAAACAAATTGAATAACTGGTTTAAAAAAATCTTTCATAATTATTTTTTTTATTTTATAAGACCTGCTCGGCGCAAGCGCCATCCTCATAAATGTAGTGTCCATTCATATGGGAAATTTCATGCTGGAATATTTCCGCATCCAGACCGGAAAAATTACTCACAATCGGTCCTCTCAAACCTCCATCAATAAATTCATAATATTCCACTTCGCATTTATTATATCTTCCCACCATTATTACTGGTTCATAGGGGAAAGACAGACAACCTTCTTTTCGGGAAATAATCTGATTAGTATGTCTAGTAATGCGGGGATTGCAGACGACCACCCCAGTTTCGGTAACAAAAAACCGCAGGGGGTCCGCGTTGCAGACTTGCGAATGGGCCAAGGCATATCCGTGCAGATGCCCAGACTCGGGATTATTCAATAAATTAATCATTTGCGGAACCTCTTTTTTCAATCTGATTAAATCAGTTTCTTGAACCTCTCGGCTGCGGAGGGAATGGGGAGAAATGATGTACATATGCTATCCAGCAATATTGCTATTATAATTTAAAGAAAATTAAAAACAAAGCAGTGGCAATCCAATAGAGAATAAACAGCGACCAAAATATTAGGTGATTAAATTCTTCGTCATGAGATTCAACAAAAAAAATATAACCTATTGTACAAACCAGCGGAATAAGGAACATCCCAATTACCCACAATAATACAAATCCAATACCATGAATAAAAGACACTAAAAAAGTATTCATAAAATATCCATAAATTTTTTCATCGCCTCAACCACCAGTTGGGAGCGGCTAGTGTATTTTTTTCCGCAAATCTTGCGGTAATGGTCAACCTGCCTGATAAACGACGGTCGCAGAGTAAAATAATATCTTTTAGTTCTTTCCCTGGGCTCGGCGACTGCCTTCTCCAATTCTTCTCGGGGAGAAGACACGGTCGCTCCGCTTAAAGTGCCGGTTACTTCGGTCATAAATTTAGAAGTTTAAATTATTATAATACCATTATATACCATCTTTGAAAAAAAGTCAATAGGCAAACAAAAAAGCCCTGAAAACGTCAGGACTTTCTTGCGACTCACTCCAAAAAACCATTTTAAGGTTAGTTGCTCAGGCGGGAGTCGAACCCGCTGTTTCCTCGTTATGAGCGAGGCGAGATGCCGTTTCTCCACCGAGCGTCCGTGAAAATAGATTTAATATTAACAGTATATTATAACCGCTGATTAATGGCAAGGGCAGGAATACGCCCAGCCAAAGCCAAGGTATCCTTGCCCTTACCATCGTACGAACTTGGCGTACAACTGTACGGTAAATCCGTACGGTTTATTATTTTTTCCTGTTCATTAAAACAAAACCGACACCGGCCTTCAGTGGTATCCACTTGATTGACATGGCAAATTTTGCAAATCATATTTTTATTGACAATTTTTAATTGCTTGCAAAATTTCAATCGCCACCTGCGGAACAATGGCGTTTCCCAACGCTTTTAATCTTTCCGTTCTATGCCCTGCTTTGGTGAGTTTAAATCCGTCCAATTCAATAGGTAGCCCATCATCCATTCCACAAAGGCTGGTTGCAACTTCAAGCCAGTTTTCGCTCCAGCTAATGCGTCTTTGACTTTCACGCCGTGGCGTATTCCGTCCTTGTTTTTCCGGCTCCAACTTCCGTTTATCATTTCCGCATTTTTGACCGTCCCGCCCTCTGCCTCCGTCGTCCTTGCGGTGGGCAATAAACCAGACCCTATCTCTCCGGTGGGGAGCATTGACGGCGACAGCTGGAATAATAAACGGTTGGACTTCGTAACCACTGGCTTCCAAATCAAGACACACTTGTTCGAATACCAATCCCCCCGCCATCATTATTGTTTTGCCCGAACCGGTCGGTGCTTTAAAAACCAATTTCTTACCGCCGTCCGCGCTTAAAAGCTTTTTGGCTTTATCCAATAAATCGGCTATGGCATCTTCCTGATATATTTTTAGTTGCATATTTTTATTCCTTATTTATAAATTCTTCTATAAACTTTCAAGATCGCTTCGGGAATTGGCGATAATTTTACTTTTTGTTTTATATCTTCAAACTCATCTTCAAATGAATCATCACCAAGAGAGAAAATATAAACGCTGATTTTATCTTTTATACCCTTAATTTCTTTTTTGAAATCTTCAATCGCTAATTGCTCAAAAATTATTCCGGTATAATGGTTGTGATTTTTAAAGATTTTAAAATCTTCATTATTTAATACTGATTCAAATGTTCCTTCTTTAACACAAAGCATTTCTACAGCTTCTTTTGTTAGTTTAATTTTATTTCTGTCGGTTGATTCTTTATAATCAACAAAATCAGTTTTGAAATATTTTAAATTTCCACCAAGACCAACAATATTTTCTTTTTTTAAATTTTTATAACCCTCAATCACTTTTTTAATTCTTGGGTAACTAACATCCGTAGCAATATTATTTTCGTTGTTTGTGCATAATATAAATTTTCTGTTACCACCATCTTTTTTATTTAATTCTAAAACCGCATGCCCTGTCGTTCCGGAGCCAGCAAAAAAATCTAAAATTATGGCGTCACTTTTGGCTGTCAATTTCAATGTATCGAATATCAAATACAATGACTTCGGGAAATCAAATATTTTTGCTCCTAATATATTTTCTAGAACCTTTGTTCCATGATGAATGGCATGATACCTGACATCTATCCAATGGGTTTTTATAACTTGGTCTTCTCTATATTTTTCGTAAATTTGAACATTACCACCATCATCTTTCTGTGCCAATATTTCACCATCTTCCAATCTGTCTTGGAATGTTTCTTTTGTTGTTTTCCATGTTCTTTCTTGACCACTCCCCGTAATCGGCAACACCTTGCTGTATCCAGTTTTCTTCTCTAACGAAATGTCTTTTAACTCTTTACTTACATAAATTGGATAAAAGAAATGCTGTTTATTAATCTTTAAATTTTGATCTCCTCCGCCCGTTCTAATATAATTATTTAATCTAAACTTGCCTTTCTCATCTTCTTTATCGAAGCTAGCGGCGACCGAATCATCCAAAACGATTTTTTGAAAATCACACGCCTTCTTATTTTTCGCATAAAAAAACATATACTCGTGGCTTGTGCCAAAGAATTTTTCTTGATTTCTGCCTTCCGACTTGTGTACTACTGCAACAATGCCCAATCTATTCTCTTCCCGGAAAATTTGGTCGCACAGCAGGCCTAAATTGAAGAGCTCGTTATGATCTACTGCAATGGCTATTATGCCTTTTTCCGTTAAAAGTTTCCTTGCTAAATTTAGCCGTGAAGACATCATGTTTATCCATTTACTGTGCCTAAATCCATCTTCACTATCAACATAATCATTGTTATACTTCCAATCCCTCGCACCGGTGTTATATGGTGGATCAATATAAATTACATCTATCTTTCCGGCGTGAGTATAGTTTAAAACCGAAAGTGCATGATAATTATCGCCCTCAATAAGTAGATTTACTGGCTTGTTTTTGTCTGTGATTATTTCCTTGCCCTTTACTTCTTTTAGCACCGGCAATTTTTCTTTGCACATTTCAACAACATCTTCCGGTTTGTTTTCCCAAACTAAACCGTATTTCTTTTTTTTCTTTAATTCCTTTTTCAGCCGTTCAATTTCGGCAAGGAGTTTTTCTTTTGTTTGATTATTTTCCATAGTATTTTTATATCAATTTCTTTTCTTTAAAACTGAATGAATTTAAATTTGAAATAATAACATGATCAACGACTTCAATTCCTAATATTTTACCAGCTTCTATCATTCTTTTTGTTAAATCTAAATCATCTTCTGACGGCGTCGAATCCCCGGAGGGGTGATTGTGGGCTAAAATAATTTGAGCGGCAAAAATTCGTGCCGCTGGTTCAAACACTTCGCGCGGATGTACCAAGCTCGCATTCAGCGTCCCAACAGAAATGGTCTCTTTATTTAATAGCTCGTTGCGTGAATTCAAATATAAAACAACAAAATTTTCTTTTTTATGTTCACGCAAAAAGGAAATTTGAGCAATTATGTCTTTTGTAGTCTGGACTAACGGCAGAGTATTTGAAGAATCAACCTCTAAAACTCTACCAGCGAATTCAAAGGCGGCCAAAATTTGTGTTGCTTTGGCTGGTCCAATGCCATTGATTTTTTTAAATTGCGCAAAATCTAATCCAAGCAACTTTTTTTTGGGGAAATTTGAAAGAATATCTTGAGCAACCTCAAGAACATTTTTGCCTTTTGTGCCAGTGCCTAAAAGAATAGCCAAAAGTTCATAATCTTTTAGAAATTTTGCTCCGGACTTAATCAGCTTTTCCCGTGGCCTATCAACTTTTGGAATATCTTTAATCTTTGGCATAATTTTTACTTTATTAAATCATCAACACCAACCTCAAGCGCTTTGGCGATTTTTTTCAATGTTTCAATCGTAGGATTATTTTGTTTTCCTGCTTCAATGTTAATAATCGTATTATTAGACACATCAGCAAGCCGAGCTAACTTCTCTTGAGATAAGCCCGTTTTCTCTCGTAATTGCTTTACGATTTTTGATATGTTGTTTTTACTTGACTCTGTCATAATTTATTAGTAATATTATATTGTGGTATCTTTATATATGAGCAATTTTACTTCCAACAATTTAATATTACCAAAATATTTGATATTAGTAAAGAAAAAAGGGAGTTCCTTAGCGTTGCCCGCGAATGGGTTGGGTGGGTCAAGGGCAACATCTCCTTTGGTGGCGCATTTTGCTTTGCAAAATACAGCCTCAAATTCCGCCGAAAAAAAGAATCGTCCCAGCGAGGGCGTGGCGGAAGGGGGGTTTGGGGGGAATTCCGCCACGCCCGAGCGAATACAAAAAGCG